CTATTTGTAATATTTTAACTCAAGAGAAAAAGCAAAGAAGTCTGTCTGAAGATGAAATCGTTCAATTAGCTTCTCTGAATAGTTTTTTGGAAGATAAAGTTTCCAGAGAAGATATTGAGGAAATCTTAAAGACTTTATCTTAGTCTATAAAAAAAGATGTTTAGGATGAATATCCTTTTGTAAATAAATTTTATGTATGTTGTATATATCTGTAAATAAAACCCCCATAAATAAAAATATAATAAATATAATCTAATAATAATTATTATGTTATTTTATTATATTTTGTCATTTTTATATGTATTTATAATGTTTTTTCACATTTATTATCATTTTAAATATATTGAATAATATATATATAAATGAATATTAAAACAATAATTGAGGGAAATGATAATTTAATATTAGATAAAAATAAATCATATTGTATATATTCACATGGATGTTTTTGTCCTCCACATAAAGGTCATTTTGATGGATTAAACAAAATATTAAATATTGTTGATAATAAAAAAGTTAAAGTATTTATAAATCAAATTGGTGGAAAAAGACATGGAGTTAATAGAGAAACAAATATTTTTATAATGGAAACATATTTAAAAGATTGTTATTCACACATTGATTATAAATTATTTATAAATAATCATAGAGATAAAATATTAACAAAAGAAAATTTAAATAATATTGATGAAATTATTATATTAAGAGGTCTTGAAATAAATGATGATAATATAAATGAATATAATAAAATAAAAAATATTAATGATTATAAATATACACCAATCGCTAATAATTATAATAGAAATATAATTATTTTTATGGGTAAAAGATATAAAGGTTTATCAGCTACTGATTTTACCAATAAATTAATCAAATTAAAAACAGATAAAAATAATAGACAAAATAATCTTGAAAAATGCTTTAATTATATTCCTGATAAAGTTAAATTAGAAAATAAAAAATTAATTATATATAAATTAGTTAAATTTTATTTAAAATAATTAAGCACTACACATAACACATACATCGTCATTACATACTACTTTTTTCTTCATTTTTTTCTGTTTGTCAATATCAACACCATATTTTTTGGCATTGGCTGCGGGTTTTGTTCTCAAATAATATAATCCTGTTTTAATACCATTTCTCCATCCATAGAAATGTGCTTTAGTTAATTTTTCTTGGTCTGGTTTTTCCATAAAAATATTTAATGATTGTGTGTGGTCTATAAATATTCCTCTATCTAAACTTTGTTGAATAATAAACTTTTGTGGTAATTCATAAGATGTTCTATAAATTTTCTTAATATGTTCTGGAACATCCATATTTTGAACTGAACCATTATAATATAATAATTCATTATACGCATCATAATTCCATAAATTTAATTCTTTTAAAGCATTAACCAAATTTTTATTAATAACCACAAATTCTCTTTTAGCTGTAACTCTTGTTAAAATATTTGATGCATATGGCTCTATACACTCATAATTACCCATAATTTGAGATGTTGAACCTGTTGGCATTATAGTTGTTAATAAACTATTTCTTGTTCCATAAATTTTAATTTCTTCAATAATATTATTCCAATCAAATGATGGAAAACCATCTATATCTAAATCATCTACATTTTTCCCCCACAAATGAAATTGTAATAATCCATTACTAAAAGGAGAACCCTCAAATGATGAATAACTTCCTTCTTCTTTAGCAATATCAATTGAACTTCTTAAAGAATTATAATAAATACACTCAAATATTTTCTTATTTAATTTTAATGCTTCAGGACTATCAAAAGAATATCCCATTATTTGATACACATCAATTAATCCTTGAACTCCCAAACCAATCGGTCTATGACGCATATTAGAAACTTTTGTTTCAGGAATAGGATAAAAATTAATATCAATCACACTATTTAAATTATATGTAGCCAAATAACTCACCTTACCTAACAATTCAAAATTAAATGTTTTATCTTCATTAATAAATTTAGGAAGTGATATTGAACCTAAATTACATACCGCTATTTCTTCATTATTACTATATTCTATAATTTCCGAACAATTTCCTGTTAAAATTCCATTAAAAACACCAAGATGTCTTTTTTTATCATTAAAGCAGTAAGTATCTTCATTACAAATATTTTTAGTAATTTTTTTAATTTTAATTTCTTCATTATCTATTTCAATTTCATTTAAATTATTAGGATTAAAACCTAATTTAATTAATTTATTTAAATTATTTTGTGTAAATGTTATTTTATTATTATTGATTTTACAATCAACACCTAACATATTAATAATTTGTTTAATAATTTTTAATGTTGAATATATATTTATTTTAATTATTTCTAATGTATCAAAAAATCCATTTAAAAATTCAATTCTCATTTTAGTAGTTTGAATTTTTTCTGGAATAACATATCCAGTTTTGCAATTATCGTGGTCGATTTTATTAATAACTGGCATTTCATAATCAATTAATTTCATATTAATTTCTAAATCATCTGCTCTAATTTCTTCATCATAATTTTTAATATAAAATTTGTGATATGGAGTGCAATATAATTCTTCTCCATTTGTAAATTCTATTTTATGTAAAGATTGATTTTCTCCTGTTTTAATAATTTCTACATCTGAAAATTCATAACCATTCCAAATATTTACTTTTTTATTAACTAAATTTTTTATTTCAAACATTCCTTTATCAGTAATAATATTTGTTTTTCCAGATACACATAAATTAGAGTTCTTAATAGTTCCTAAATTTTTTTGATTTGATTTTTTATTACAAGCATCTTTATATAACATATAAGGTAATCCTGTTTCACATTGTGATTCCAAAATTTTTCTATATAATTCTTGAGAACTAACTTGTTTAATATACTTACCTTCTTCAACATATTTATTATATAATTCTTCAAATTTATCACCATAACAATCTGTTAAACCAGGAGAACTATCAGGAGACATCAAATACCAATTCTTTTCACCAGGTTTTTCTGTTTGAACTTTTTTCATAAATAAGTCTGGAATCCATAAACCCAAAAATAAATCTCTTGTTCTATCTAATTCATTACCAGTAATTCTTCTTAAATCAACAAATGAAAAAATATCACTATGCCAAGGCTCTAAATATACAGCAACCGCACCATTTCTTTTTCCAGATTGATTTACATATCTTGCCATACTCTCAATCATTTTACATAATGGAATAATTCCATCACTTTTACCTCCATTACTTTTAATTTTTGAACCTTTACCTCTAACATCACTTAAATTAATTCCTATTCCACCAGCCCATTTACTAATATTCATCATATCGGTAATACTTTTACCAATTTCTTCAATACTATCACCACATTGTAATAAATAACAAGATGATAATTGAGGATATTTAGTTCCAGAATTAAATAATGTTGGAGTTGCGTGAGTATAATATAAATTTGATAAATAATAATAAGTTTCTTTAATTTTTGCATTGTCTAATTTATTGATATTAACTTGAATAGCCTCTCTCATAAACATATGTTGTGGTGTTTCAATAATAATTCCATTTTTTGTTTTTAATAAATAGGAACTTAATAAAGTTTTCAATCCAAAAAAATTAATTAAATAATCATTATCAAAAATCAATGTTTCATTAATAAAATTAATATTATTTTTACAATAATCAATATAACATTTAGATAAAGTATTTGTTTCAATTAAACAATTTAATGTTTTTTCATAATTTTCCAAATCAATATTTAAATATAATTTTTTTAAAATATAAATTACCGATATTTTATTAAAATTTGGTTCTTGACCAACATATGAAATACATTTTAATGCAAAATATTCATATATTTCCTCAATATTCATATTTTCAATTAATCCATCTTTAATATCATTAATTATTTCATTAATATTTATATTATCATTTTCAATATTTTTTGTAATAAATTCATTCAATTCTTCAATCATAATTTCAAACATATTAATGTTATATAATAATTTATATATTATAATTCAATTTTTTTTTTAATATAAATTAAATAAAAATTGAAAAATATAGTATAATTAAAAATTAAAATATTTATTACTTATATTGAAATATGACTGATAATTACCAGGACATTAAACTTAACAAAACCAATATTTTAACCGATGAAAGTAATGCAAAGTTCTCAATTTCTGAAATAAAATATCCTGAAATACATGATATGTATAAAACACAACAATCTTGTTATTGGAAAATGGAAGAAATAGATTTCTCAAAAGATTATGATGATTTTATAAATCTTAATAAAGACCAACAAAAAATTATAAAGATGGTGTTAGCTTTTTTTGCTAATCTTGACGGTATTGTTAATTTAAATATAAGTGAAAAATTATTAAATAAAATTACAATTAGAGAGGCTATTATGACATATCAATGGCAACAAATGATGGAAAATATTCATAATGAATGTTATTCTGAAATGATTAATAATATAATAAAGGATAATGATGAAAGGGAATATTTGTTTAATTCAATTGAAACAATACCTTGTATTAAGAAGATGGCTGATTGGGGTTTAAAATTTATAAATGATGAAGATGCTACATTAGAAGAATGTTTAGTTGCTTTTGCTTGTGTTGAAGGAATAATGTTTAGTGGAATGTTTGCTGTTATATTTTGGGTTAAAAACTTTTTATCAAATGAAAAAACTTGTATGCCTGGTTTAGTATCAAGTAATTCTTTAATAGCAAGAGATGAAGGACAACATACAGATTTTGCTTGTTTGTTATATAATATTTCAACTGTTAAATTAGAGAAAAATAGAATTAATGAAATTGTTAATGAATGTGTTGAAATTACAAAAGAATTTACAAACAATACAATTGATAATAAATTAATTGGCTTAAATGCAGAATTAATGAATAAATATATTGAATATGTTGGTGATGATCTTTTAGTAAGTTTGGGAAATAATAAATTATATAAATCAAAAAATCCATTTAATTGGATGGATAGTATTGGTATTACATCAAAAACAAATTTTCATGAAGTTAGACCAACTGAATATCAAAGTGCTTATAGTAAAGATTTAAAAAATACATCTATTAATTTTTATACTGATGATGATTTTTAATTAAGTTTAAATTTTTTTTTATATTTATAATTAATCTTTATATGGTTAAAAGCAAAAATAAAAAAAATAAAAATACAATTAAAAATGTTGTTAATGATATTATAGATAATATTGATAATATAAATGAAAACAATGAAACTAATAGTAATAAAATAAATGAACATAATGAAATTAATAATAATGAAATTAATAATAATGAAATTAATAATAATGAAAATAATAGTAATGAAATTAATAATAATGAAAATAATAGTAATGATATTAATAATAATGATATTAATAATAATGAAAATAATAGTAATGATATTAATAATCACAATATTAATAATAAAAAGATTAATAAAATTGAAGATATGTTAAGAAAAGAAATAGGTAGAAAAGAAACAATAATAAATAATTTGAATTTGGAGATTGAAAATTTATCATTGGATATATTCAAAAAAAATATTGTGTTAAAAGAGAATGAATGTAAAATAAAAGAGTTAGATGAAAAATTAAAAAAAAGTAATATGTTAGTATTATTAAATAAATTAAAAAATGAAACAAATAGTAATGATGAAGAAAATAATAATAAAAAAAATAATAATGAAGAAAAAACTAATAATAATAAAAGTAAATTAGTAGATAATAGATTAAATGTTATTAATAATAGTAAAACAAAAACAGAAATTGAAATGGAAACTGAAAAAAAAAACAAAGTTATTAGGGCCAGGAGAAGAATTACACATTATTAATTTTATTTTTTATTTTTTTTAATAAATTCAAATTGTAATTTATCAAATTTTGGTGTATTATCAACTAATATTTTTAATAATTGTTTATAACTTGGCATTTGTTTTAAATTTAGAGAATATAAATATTTAATCCATTTATGTAAAAAAGTATAATTTCCGCATAATTTTTCAAGAGGGTAATGAAATTTAACTTCAGCAATTGTATTTTTAATTTTAGTAGTTTCATTAATAAAATTTTCATGAAATCTACATCTACATTTAGAATGTTTGTGTTTTTGTCTATTAAATGCTTCATCGTCTTTTAAATGTCCGGACCAAGGTAAAGATTTTCCAGTAAAAATATTAACAAGCATATAACACATACTAATTAAATCATCAATAATTGTAGGAGAATTATATTCGTGAATATTTAAACTAATGTATCTAAGTGTTCCCATAATACCAGAATATTTTTCAGGTTTAACAAAATTAATACTTTTATTATTGTATGTATAATATTCTTTTGATAAACCTAAATCAATTAACATTAATTTTAATTTATTGGGTTCTACATTAGAAATTTTATCATTCAAAACTAAATTTGCTAATTTCATATCTCTATGCATTATTCCACATCTATGTAATGAAGCCATTAAATATAATAATTTATAAGCAATATAATATTTACATCTTTCAGATAAATTATAATTTTTAACAATATCCTCCATATTATCACCACATAAATCCATAGTTAAAAAATCATAATCTTCACAACTATAAAAAGAATATGGTTGTGGAACAATAATATCATTTTTAAGTAAATTTATTGATATTACTTCTGGTATTGAGAGCATATTATTTTGTTTTAAATATTCAAAAATCTTTATATAGTTCTTATCTTTATCATTATCTTTTATAATTTCTTTTTCAGTTTTATTTAAATAATTTTTTATATTAAATATTTTGCTATAAAATTTAAATTCTTTATATAATGTTTTATTTTCTTTTTTTTCACACTTAATAGCTACAATTTTATTGTTATTATTTTTACAAACATAAACTGAACCAAATGACCCTCCACCAATATGATTTAAAAAATTTATTTCTTTTGACAAATCTTCATTTTGAAACATGCTATAATATTATTTTAAGAATTATATAATTAAATATTTTTATAACTTTATTTTATAATAATATGTCAAATAATTTACTGTCAAAAAGAATTGATAATTATTTTAAAAAATTGGCTGAACAAAATAATACACCAAAAACTAAAGGAGGAATATATGAAAGTTTTATTAAACCAAATTCTCTAATGATTTTTTTATTAATTATAATCATTACAATAATTATATGTTATTGTTACTATAATTTTAATAATTTAAATAAAAAAGTTAAATTACAAAAAGAAGAAAAAGAATTTATAAATCATATAAATAAAGATGAACTTGTTAGTATAATAGATGAATTAAGTTCAGTTAATGAAAGACAAAAAATAATGCAAGATGAAATTGATTATAAAATAAATTATTTAAATCAAATGCAAATGGAAAAAAACAATATAATTATGGAAAATAATGAAAAGGATAAATTTGTTTCTAATTATAAATCATTAGGTAATTATCAAGAAATAAATAATAGAGATAAAATTTTAACAAAAGTTGATGATATTAATGTTGAAGCTCCATATGTATAAAAAATATAATATAATATTATAAATGAAAGTAAATATTGTTTTGGTTAGTTTGATTGTAATAATTGGAATGTTTATTTTAAATATAAAAAGTCCTAAAACTGAAATAATTATTAAAAAAAGTATAAATTAAAAAATTAAATATTATAATTATAATGAATAATGAAAAATTTTATGAAATTTTTATAAGCACAATTATTGGTTTATCTATAGTTTGGTTTATTTGGTTTTTTATAAAACAAAATGACTATAATTTATATTTAGAATAATATATATATATATATATATATAATGTATAATCCATATTATTACCAAGGTCTTTTTTTAGTAATTATTTTAGTTTTAGGTTTTTTAATTTATGGTGGAATGTTTTTATTAGATATTTATAATACAAAATGACTATAATTTATATTTAGAATAATAAAATATATAATATTTATATATAAAACAATGAATGAAACTTGTATTTTAATAATTATTGCTTTTATTGTAGTATTATATTACATTACTCAAAATAAACAAGATAAAACAGAAACTTTTATGCCTGTTAGAGGTAATATTCAACAAGAAATTGATGAAGCTAATGATATATTAAATGAATATTATTCTGAAGAAAATGAAATTACTAATGATATTATTATGAGACAAGATAATAATAATCAACAAGATGTTAAAAATAGTGTTGATTTTCAATTAATTGGAAGAAATAATTTATTAAATGTTGATAATATTGATTATGATAAATTTAAAAAACTATACACTCATCAAATTGAGTGTCCTTGTTATGAAGACAAATTAATTGGATTTAATAATTGTGAAAATAATTTAGATGTTTTTAAAGTTTCTAATGAATCAATTAAACATCATGATAATAAAGATTGTGTTACTTGTAATTTTTTAACTGAAACTAATGCTACATTAACTCCAGAACAAATGAAACAAGACACTCAAGCCGTTATTGAAAATAAATTAATTAATAGTAATATTGAAAATTTTGCTGATTATAGAAAAGTTTCTAATCAAGATTCAAATGTTGGTGTAAATGCGGTTGATAGAATTAATGAATGTAGAACAGGTGGAACTTGTGATTTGAATAAATTTGGAACAACTATTTGGCAGGCATATGATAATTTAATGGCTGATGGATATTCTAAATATCAAACAACAACAAATCCTCAATTATTATCAGGTGTTAATAATGAAATTTTAAAAAATGATTATCAAAAAATTTAATTATATTTTTTCCACAAAATGTTATTATTATTTTAAAATTATTAAAGAAAGAAATGATTATTTTATTGGTTATTCAATAAAAAATAAAAAAAAATATATTTTAAAAAAGAATATTTCATCAAAGAATTATAATTTTTATAAAGGACATAATTTAGTTATATTATAATCAATATTAATATTTTCATAATTTTCATCACTTTCTTTTATTATACAAGTAACAAATATATAAAATAATTCATTACTAGTAATAGTTTTATAATCTAAAGCAATAACTAAAAGAAACCACACTTCATAAATTATAATACAAGTCATTAAAACAAAATTTTCAAATAACATTTTAGGTAATCTAATTTTATATCTCAAAAAACATAAACTTAAAAAACCAATAAATATTGTTGAAATAACTATTGATACATTATATGATTTTTTTTCTAATTCATCATTATAATTATCTCTTCTTTCCATACCCTTATAATATTCATCTTCTAAACCATAAATATATTCTTCAAATTTAGGTTCATTTAATTGGTAATTAATATAAAAATTTAAATTGTCTATTAAATTATGTTTAATCTCTTGGTCTGAAACAATTACTAAATATTCATTTATTTTTTCCATAAAAATTTCTTGCTCTATTTTTGATATATACTTAAAAAATAATAAAGTTTCAAATATTGATAATAAAATTATATGTAATAATATCTGAAAAATAAAATTTACATAATAATTATCTTTTTTATTTCTTAAATACTCTGTCAAATTAAAATTATTTTCTTCTTTTATTTTAATATTATTTATTTCCAAATTATTTTCAATATCATTAAAATCAATATTTTCATCATAATCTAAAATTATATTATTATTTAACATTGAATATGTTTCTAAATGCATAACAGTTGATGTTTCTATATCACTTTTATTATTATATATTTTATTTAATTCAATAAGATTTTCATTACTTAAAACTTTGCTGGTTTCATCATTCATGAAATTTTAATATTTATTATGCTTTAATATTTATTATAAATAAATATTTTTAAATATTAATCATTGTCAATAATATTTTCTTCAATTATTTTTAATCTTTTGTCATTGTTAATAATATGTATTTTTTGTATTTCAGATACTTTTATAGGTATCCATTTAGATTTTTCAGGATAAAATAAACATTCTATAATTATTTTATTTTTATTTAAAAACATATTTTTGCATTTTAATGTTGTATTATAATCAGGTATATATGCTATTCCAGACTTTTTTTTATAAATTTTATTATTTATTAGATATAAACCATATAAATAATATATATCAGGTATTTTATCATTTTTAATGACCTCAAAATTTAATACAATATTTTCATTATTTGAAATATCACTCAACTCAAATTTAATATTTTTTTTAATATTTTCTAAATTTAAATTATTATTTATATCTAATTTTGTTTCTCTTTTTATTATTTCTTTTTGTATATCATTTAACTCTTCCTTTACACTATTATCATCTTGATTATAAATATATATTAATTTAACAGATGATATATTAGGATATAATACAATACCTTTTATATTTAATATATTTCCAAAATGTTTATGATAATGAGTAAATAATTCTTTTATTTGATTTAATTCATAAACTGGAGTTATATTTAATTCAATATTATCTTTAACATTACTAATATAATTATTTTTTAAAAATAATGTTAAATTAAATATTTTGTTTTTAAAATTATATGATAATAAATTTTTATTACACAAATAAAACACATCAGTTATAATAATTTGCAATTTTCTATTATTATTATTATTATTAAAATAATTAATTTTATTATTTGAAACATTTTTATTATTAACTCTGTCAACTAAACAACAATCAAAAATTGTTCCATCATATAATTTAATATCAACTGAAATATTAACTTTAGTCATTCTAACATTGTTTAAATTAAAATTATTATTTTTACTTAAATATGTTCGTTCAAAGCTTATACTTCTTCGATCAATTAAATAACAATGAAACTCATTATTTATTTTTAAAAATATTAAGAATGATGGTATACCGCCATAATTTGCGGATACATAATATTTTGAATTTTTTATATCAATAATATTATCACTGTTTTTTATTAATAAAAAACGATAATCTTTTACATCTATTTTATCATATAGTTCATTAATAACTTTTTCTTTAATATTAATATTAATATCATCAAACTTAAAATTATTTTTTGAATTCATTATAGAAAATATAAATACTTATAATACAAATAAATCAATTTTTATTATAATATAAATAATTTTATTTAATATAGTTTAATTAAAATATATACATTTAAAAACATAAAATAAAAATAAAAATAAAAATATATAATTTAATTTATTTATTTCTATTTTTATTTTTATATATATGTATATTATATATAAATAATGATGGATATCAATTTTAAATACTCTATTATTGTAGCAGTTATCTCAGTTCTTGTTTATGTTCTAATGGTAAAACTACTTGAACCTTCATTTAGACCTATGGAAAGTGTTGGATCTGTCACTGATGCTTTTAGCACTCTTGAGTTCTACATGGTTGTAAGTGTTTTCATTGGTTACAACGTGAGCCAAAGATATTTAACTAATCTATAAATTTAAGATATTAAATTTTTTTTATAATAATTATTATTAATGTGTAATAATAAATGTTGTTGTAAATGTTCTAAAAAAAATCCTTGTGGTGATACAATAAAAATACAAAAAGATAATATTTATAAACAATTTAGAAATTGTTGTAAAAATCAAAAATGTTTAAAATATGAATATTATTTAAAAATGAAAAATGATGATGATGGAATAGTGGTATTTGATAATGTATTAACAAATGGTTCCTTTTCTTTTGAAGGATATTTAGATGAAAATAATTCAAGAACTTATTTTAATTTTGGAAGAACCGGTGATACTGATGATTGGAAATGGTCTTTTGAAGTTAATTTATTTTATGGTTCATCACCTACAGAAGGAGCTGAATTGAAATTTTTATCTGCTACATTAACAAATGATTATGATACAAGAGTATATGGTTTTTATAATATTAAAGGATACTTTAAATATGAAGTTAAATTCAACAGTGATAAAAGTGAATTACATTATATAAATGATGTATTATATGCTAAAACATATTTTGGTTTAAGTGGTGAAGCAAAAGCATTAAATTTACTTTCTAAAAGTTCTGAAAATTTTTATTCGTATTATAATAACATAAAATTAATTAATGATAATATTACAATATTAGATATTAATATGAAAAATAAATATCCAGATTATTTAAATCAAACAGTTACTAATATTCCTAATTTCTTTTTAACACCATGGAGTTTAGGTTCTTTGGATAATTCAACTATTAGTAAAGTATAATTAATTTCTTTCATCTGGTTTAACATAGTCCATATTTAAATGTTTAAATATATCAATTTCTGATTTAATTTTAATTTTTTTATTATTTTTTGTTAAAGAATATTCATTTAATTTCATATTTTTAGATTTGGCTATATTACGCATTTTTTTATTAAAACTACCACTTCCAGTAAAATGTAATAATCCTGTAAAAAAACTTTCTTCTGGAACAACAATAATATCAACTCTAATAATTGAGTTTAAATTAAAATCTGTTTTATAATTTTTTTTAAGAATATTTTTAAAACAAGCATATCCTTGAAAGTGATTTTTATAATTAATTATTAAATCTCCAACTATAAAATTATTTAATAATTTTAATATTTCACTTAAGTATTTTTTACATTGTTCTATTTTTTTAATATTTTTATGTGTTATTAAAATATCAATATCATGAGAGTATGGTTTATTTCTTCTAAATGAACCACATAATACTATTAAATAATTACTATCAATATTATATACTAATTTTTGTAAATATACCTCAAATGATAATATTATTATATTTGGTATTTTATTAGTTAAATCATCATAAAATTTTAAACCTAATTCTTGTTGATATGTTAATTTAACTTCACCTTTTTTAAATTTTTTTTTCAAATCATTTATACTCTTAATATCATACTTATTAAATAACTCAATTGCTCTTTTTGAACCTATTGAATGTATTTTAATTAATTCTTTTATAACTTTTTCTTTATTTTTAATATTAATAATTTCACTTAATTTCCCGGTTTCTAATATTTCTTTTATTCTATTTATTGTTTTATCACCTATATATTTTATTTTTTTAACATTTGGCAATTCTTCAATATTTATTTTATTTTTATATCCAGATATTATTTGTATAACTCTAACAATATTAGCTAATTTATAATATATCTCTTTAGGAGATTTATCTAATAAATCTTGATTTGTATAAATAAAATTATAATATTTAATAAATTCATTAACTAATTTTAAATTATACTTATTCTTTATCTTATCACTGTCAGAATATTTTATTATTTTATCCATTATATATATTATTTTAAATTTATTTATAACATTGTTAAGAAGATTAATTATAAAATATATAATTTTAAGTTATTGGTATAATAATTAAATAAAAATTGATAAATATTAATAATAATAATAGATATAAAAAATGTGTGATAATATAAGACAAAAATGTGGTTTATCAAATATGGGAAATACTTGTTATATAAATTCTGTAATACAGTTATTAATAAATAATAATAAATTTTGTGATTTTTTTGTCTCAGGAAATTATAATAATTATTTAGAAAAAGTAATAAAAAATAATAATGATGATGATGATTATGATATGGATGAAGAAAAAGAAAAAACAATAACAAAACAATTAAATAATATTATTGATGGAACAAAAGGTATAAAACAAAAAGAAATAGTTCCAAGAAAATTTAGAAAAGTTTGTGGTAATTATTATGAAGATTATAATGGTTATTATCAACAAGATGCTATGGAATTTTTATTAAGAATATTAGATAAAATAAATGATGAATGTGGTGTAAAAAAAAAAATGAGTAGAAAATATGAAAATGATGTAACAATTGATTATGAATATTATTTATTAAAATACAATTACCATAAGGAGGGTGATAAAAAAAGAAAATATTTAAATGAAATTAAAAAATTAAAAAATAAAAATAAAGATATAATAAAAAAATATGATGCTATAAATTTTATAATAAAAACATTTGAAAAACAATATAATCCCTTAATTAAAAATATAATTATTTTTGATGTTATTAATATACATTGTAAAAAATGTAATTTTACATCAAATTCATATGAAAGTAATAATTTATTAATATTAGAATTGACAAATACTTTAAATGAATGTTTTATAAATAATTATTCAAAAGAAGAGTTATTAGAAGGATATAAATGTTCCAATTGTAATGATTCATCAGAGATTTATAAATCAAAAAAAATTTTTAAAAGTCCAAAATTATTATTTATTAATATAAATAGATTTGAGAATAATGGCTATTTTACTAAAAAAAATAATAATGAAATTGATATGCCATTTTTATTAAATATTAAAGATTATTGTGATACTTATATAAATGAAGAAGAAAATTATACTTATGGTCTAAAAGGATATATAGAACATTTAGGAAATTCAAAAAATGGAGGACATTATACAGCAACAAGTTATGACGATGAAATAGGTAAATGGTTTTATTATGATGATAATAATATTTATCAAATTAAAAATAATAATAAAATTAATAAAAATAATGGATATATTTTTCTTTATGAAATATTATAAATTACAAATAATTTTGTAAACAACAATTAACATTTTATTTAATATATATAAATTAATAGAAACTTGATAATTATCATTTTTAAATTGTTTGGTATTTTGATATAAATATTTTACATCATAATTTTTTGGAAGTTTTAATACAATTAATTTATTATTATAATTATTAAAAGAATAATTATTATACATTAATTCAATTTTATCATATATATTTAAAATGAAATCTTCTATTTTAACATTGTCAAATGTTATTTTATAATCAATTAAATCTTTTTTCCATTCATCACCCCATGGAGGATCAAAAAAAAATACAGTTGGTGAATAATATATAACATTATTTTCATTATATTTTATAGAACAATCATTAATAACTTTAACATTTTTAATATTATATACTTCTAAATTATTTGCTAAATATGAAGCTCTTAATGTTGACTTTTCAATAGCTGTAATTTCTTGGAATTGGGAACTAAATGAGAAAATATTTCCACCTACACCTGCGGTATAATCAATTAATTTAACTTTTAAAGGATTAATACACATTTTAATAAGTTCTAATACAATTATTTTTGTTATATCTTCAGAAACTTCTTTTAATGTTATATAACTAAAAGAATTATCATCTATTAATATTTGTTTATAAAGGTCATTATGATTTAAGTAAGGAAATATTCTTTTTATTCTACTTAAATTCTTATTATTAATATCCCATGAATTCATTAATATTAAATATTTTTAATTTTATAATTTCTTTTCAATAATTATAAATAATAAAAATTGAATAAATAATAATAATAATAATAATAATAACAATATAAATGAAAAAAAATTTAATATTACAAACTTTTGATTGGAAAGAAAGTAATGATATTATTACAGAATATAAAGATGAAAATAAAATAGAAATTCAAAAGTATGTTATTAAAGCATATGGAAGAACTGAAGATAATAAATCTGTATATTTAAAAATTAATAATTATAAACCATACTTTTACATAAAGAAGCCTGATTATTGGAATAATAATAATATAAAATCATACATTAATTATATATTTTCATTATTTCCAATTGAAGAAACAACAATTAATAATTCTAAATATGTTAATTCTAAAAATATTTATAATGAAAAAATTGTAAATGAATTTCATAAATATGAAATTGAAGAACATTGTGATTTAGTTGGTTTTACTAATTATAAAAAGTTTGAATTTATAAAATTATCATTTTTAAGTATGAGATCGTTTTATGCATTTAAAAAAGTAATAAAAGATAGTAAAATAAATAGCAAAAGAATATTAAAGAAAAATTATAAAATTAAAATTTATGAATCAAAAATAAAACCATTTTTAGATTTTATTCATGAAAAAGATTTAAAAACTTGTGGATGGTTAAACATATTAAAATATAAAAAAATAAAAGAAAATGAATTAACTTATTGTGATATTAATATACATTGTGATTATAATGATATTGTGAATCATGAAGAAACTAAAATGACAAAACAAATTATAGCATCATTTGATATTGAATGTTATAGTGAAAGTGGATTATTTCCTGATGCAAAAAATACAAATGATTATATAACACAAATTGGAACTGTATTTTGTTATTATGGTGAAACTGAACCATTTTATAGTAATATAATAACATTGGAAGGATGTGAAAAAATAAAAGGAATGGAAAATGTAGATATTAAATCATATGATAGTGAAAGAAAAGTATTAAAAGCATGGACTAAATTAATACAAAAAATAGATCCTGATTATATTGTTGGATTTAATATAAATGGTTTTGATTTTAAATATATGCATGATAGAGCAAAAAAATTAAATATATTAAGTGATTTTTCATTATTAGATAGGAATAAAAAACAAAAAACAAAATATATAGAACCAAATGATAAAAATAAAATGGGTTCATCAAAAGCATTTGGAGATAATGAATTATATTATTTTGACTTTGATGGAAGAGTATTAATTGATGTATTTACAAATATAAAAAGAAATATTGCATTAGAATGTTATAAATTAGATTTTATAGCTTCAACATATATAAAAGAAAAAATAATAGATTATACTAATGATAATAATTCTTGTAAAATAAAAACAAATAGTATTTATGGAACAAGTAAAGATCAATATATAACAATTTCTTATTTTGATGGTTTAACAACAAATACACATAATCAAAAATATCAAATAACAAAAATAGAAGATATAAGTGAAAAAGAAAAAATAATATCAATTAGTGGAACTATTCCAGAAGATATTCGACAATTTAAAAAATTATGCTGGTGTCATGCTAAGGATGATGTGACAGCAAAAGATATGTTTAAATTACAAAAAGGAAATGATTATGATAGAGGTATAATTGCTAAATATTGTATAATGGATTGTATATTAGTAATAAAAATAATGGATAAATTACAAATATTGAATAATAATATTGGTATGGCTAATGTTTGTTTTGTTCCTTTATCATATATATTTATGAGAGGTCAAAGTGTAAAAGGACACTCATTATTATCAAAAGTATGTAAAACAGAAAATCATTTAATACCTGATATTGAACCTCCTGAAAATTATGGTAATGAAGAAGATAAAGATAAATATGAAGGTGCAATTGTATTTACACCTAAATATATTAAATTATATAAAACACCGGTTATTGTATTAGACTATTCAAGTTTATATCCAAGCACAGCGATATGTTATAATATATCACATGAAACTCTTATATTAGATAAAAAATATATGGATTTAGAAGAATATAAATATAATAAAATTAATTTTAATGTTAATGGTAAAGAACAAGTATGGTATTATGCTGAAAGAAAAGATGGAACTAAAGGAATTATTCCAAGAATTTTAGATGGATTACTTAAAAAAAGAAAATCAGTAAAAAAAGAAATGGAATGTTGTAAGGACCCATTTTTAGCAAAAATTTTAGATGGATTACAACTTGCTTATAAAATGACAGCAAATAGTATTTATGGATTATTAGGTGCTAAAGTAAGTCCAATATATTTAGGTCCTTTAGCACCATCTATTACTGCTGGTGGAAGAGGAATGTTAAAATATTCAAGACAATTTATTAATAAACCATTTAATCAATTATTAAATTTATGTTTAACAAATCAAAAAAAAGAATATAAAAAATTTGCAAAAGAATATTTTGAAAAATATCCAGAACATAGATTTGAAGGAAATAATCGATATAATAATAAAAAAGAATTTATTAAATATTTTAGAAAAAGAGTTGGTGAAATTGTAGAACACATAGATGATAAAGAAAACTTAAAAGTAAATCCTGATGTAGTGTATGGGGACACAGATTCAGTGTTTTTTGTGATGAATTATAATATGGAAATATCTAATTTATTGATGACATCAATTAATTTTGGTCAATTATCAGGTGAAACAATATGTAAAACATTACCTGAACCTGAAAAAATGGTATATGAAAAAACAATGTTTAGATTTATACAATTAGCAAAAAAGAAATATGTTGGTAATTTGTATGAAGATAATGATAAAGATTATTTTCAAAAAAATATGGGAATTGTATTAAAAAGAAGAGATAATGCAAAAATAGTAAAAATAGTAGTTGGTGGAATTGTAGATCATATGTTAAATAAAAATGAAAATTCAGAAATTATTAAATATGTTAGAACAGTATTAAAAAATATATTGAGAGGAAAATATCCAATTGAATATTTTTTAATTTCAAAAACATTAAAGAAAAATTATAAAAATAGAAGTAGTATAGCTCATGCTGTTTTAGCCGATAGAATAGCTAAAAGAGACCCTGGAAATAAACCACAAGTAAATGATAGAATTCAATATGTATATTTTATATCAAATAAAAAATCAAAATTACAAGGTGATAAAATTGAAGACCCTAAATATTTATTAGATAATAATTTAGAATTAGACTATTTATATTATATAACAAATCAAATTGAAAAACCTGCTTTACAATTTTTAGAATTAATTGTTGAAAATCCAAAAACAATATTCCAAAATGCAATTGATTCTGAAACTAAAAGAAGAAAAGGACAAACATCAATTGATAAACTTATGAATAAATATGAAAATAATGAAATTAATGAAATTAATGAAATTAATGATAATGAAGAAGATATTGAAAATTCATTAAATAGTGATACTTTATCATTTAATGATGAAGATATTAAAACTGTAAAGAATAAAAAATTTACAATAACTTTTTAAAAAAAATATTTTTTATTTATAAGTGTTTTCTTAATAAACGCATATTTCTTTCAGATAAAGAATCACCAGCTTCAGATGATTCAAAAGGAAAAACAGAAATACCCCTTTTAATACTCATATTATTATCACTATTATTACTTTCACTTCCTCCAACCATAGTAGTTGATGTATCAGTAGTTGATGAAGAAGTTGATGAAGAGCTTGTATCATTGGAACTTAATTCACCACTTCCATCACTACTATCACTACTAATAGATGTTGAAGAAGTAGTGAATTTTTTCTTTTTAGCTCCACCCATCATACTATCAGGTGATAATTTCATATCATCACTAGTAGAAGATAATGACATATCATTTCCACACTTACAATTTTCATTATTTTTATCACATTTACAACCCATTCCACCATTCATAATTTGTTTTAGTTCATCATTAATAATATTACGCATGTCATCATTTGAACCTCCATTTTGAATATTATTAAGAGCATTAACAACATTAACACTTAATGAATTATGATTAACTGTAGTATCAAAATCAGTAGTATTATCTAATCCACCACCATTAAGTGTTTCTTCTCTTTCTTTTAAAAGATTTGAAACATTATATTTTTCATAAGAATTATTACTACCACCTACTTTAAAATCAAGAACAGGCATTTTTTGTTTTTCAAAATTATTAAAGTCTAAATCTAACGAGGTTAAATAATCATTCAAATTAGTTTCTTTTTTTTCTGTTGAATTACTGGAACCCATTATATATATATTATTGATAGTATAAAAAAGTTTTTAAAAATTATATTATAATATCTTATGGAACAATTTTTTTTTATAATAATTATAAGTTTTATACTTTTATTATTTTATAAAAGAAATTTAATTATAAAAAAAAATGATAATTTAATAAAAGAAAAATCACAATTAGATGGAGAAACATATAAAGTTTTAAATAAATCTGATTCAATAAAAACTGCCAACATATTATCAAAAATAAAAAAAAATTTTACTATAATAGTTAATGATTTAAATATAAATATTAAAAAATATCCAAAAAAAGAATACGCTATTAAAAATTTAGTTAATAGAACTAAAAACCTTGAAATAACTGAAAGACCTGATGATAGTGATGATTATATAACAAGCTATACTTTAAATAAAGGAGAATTAATGGTTATATGCTTAAGAGCAAAATTTTTAAGAACAGTTCATGATTTTAATATTATATTTTATGTATGTATTCACGAATTAGCTCATATTGCTTCTAATAATATAGGACACGATGAAGAATTTGAAAGTAATTTTAAATTTTTATTAAAAGAAGCAATAAGATTAAATTTATATATACCAGTTGATTATAGAAAAACACCTGCTGATTATTGTGGTATTAAAGTGGATGAATATTTATTGGATTAATCATCTTTTTTTTCATTTTGATAATATTGATTAACATCTAATATTGGAATTACATATGAAACATCCATTGATTCAACTTCAATTATTTCTTCATAATTCTTATTAATAATATTTTCCAATGTAATTTTTAAATCACTAATATTATTTTTTTTAGTTGTTAAAATAATATATTCATCATATATATTAAAATAAATATTATTTATAACATATTTACCACATCCTAGTTTATATTTTAATTTTTTATCATTATATGTAATTATCCAATTATTTATATTACAATTATTTTCAATAATATGTTTCTCAATACAATTCACTAATTCAATATTTGTATTATTTATTATTACATCACTATAAAATTTATAATAAATATTATTATAAAGATTACTTAAAATCTTTCTTAATTCATATTTAAATATATATAAAGTAGAAAATCCAATTATACTATATACATAATAATTCATATAATTAGATAATAAAAATAATATTTATTTATAACATTAAAATATCAAGAGATTTATGTAAATCTTCCATAGTATTTATATTATATATTTCAATTTGTTTATCTTTTTCTAAATCATAATAATTTATAATAATATTATCATTATTCATCATTTTAATAATATCTGTTAAATAATATTCATTTGCTTTATTTTCATTATTTAATAACGGAATAAATTTTAATAAATTTGAAATTTCAAAATTATATATTCCACAATTTACATATTTAATATTTTTTTCTTCCTCATTACAATCTTTAAATTCAACTATTTGTGTTATTGAATTATTTTTAATAACAATTCTTCCATTATGTTTTGGGTCATCTAATTTTGTTATTAACATTGAATTTGTTTTATTAACTAATTCTTGTATTGTTTCTTTTTTAATATATGGTGTATCACCACTAATTATTAAAGCATTATCATTATATTTTTTAATATATTCTAATGTTGATTTAATTGCTCCACCAGTTCCATTTGGTTCATCTTGAAATATATATTCAATAATATTATTATCAATAAAATTATCAACACATTCTTTTATTTTATTATAATATACATTATTAACAATAATAAATATTTTTTCAATATTATTTAATTCCAATACTTGATTAATTATATGTATTATCATAGGAATATCATTAATTGGATATATTACTTTTGGTGTATCACTATGTTTCATAAATCTTTTAGATAATCCCGCAGCCATTAACAAAACAATCATAATATATTATATATAGTATATTATAATTTTTAATAATCATAATAAATAACACATAAAGCTAAAACTAAATTAAATGTTCCACAACCAAAATATCTTGTATTTTTTAATTTATCTTCAATATTTTTATTTTTATCAACAGAACATAAATTTTTAGTAAATTCTAAAGTATCACTTTTATCTTCATTATAATATTTTTCTTGACATCCTAAATGTCTTAACATTAAGAAAAACATAATAGTTAAAATTGGTATAATTTTAAAGAATTTTGATGGATTAATAAAATACATTGTAGTTAAAATAGCAGTAGTTTTAATAAAATCACTAACATGGTCATAATAATCACCAAATTTACTTGTCATTTTATATTTTCTTGCAACATGACCATCTAAACAATCAAAGAAATAAGCAACCATTACAAAAAAACCGGCTAAATAAAATTTAGATTTAATTAAAAATATAATTACAATAAATGCTGAAATATTTGATAATGTTGTAATCATATTTGGTGTAAATCCATTATTATAAAATGTTGGTGAAACATATTCTGATAAATCAAGCAATTTATTATCTATAATATTTTCGTATTCTTCAGGAATTTTTCTCATACTATAATATATTATAATATATTATATTATATGTTAATAGATAATATTTGGATTATAAATATGAAAAAATCAACTGATAGATTAAAAATAATTGATAAGGAGTTTAAAAAACATAATATTAAATATAATCGTTTTGAAGCAATTAATGGAAAAAAACTAAATAATAACGATATATATAACAATACAACATTTTTATGTAGAAATGTAATATGTAATTATGGAATAATTGGGTGTGCTTTAAGTCATAAAAAATTATGGAAACAATTATTAAATGATAAAACAACAGATTATTATATAATAATGGAAGATGATATAATTTTAAATAATGATTTCAAATTAATAATAAATAAATTAGAACCAATAATAAAAAATAATAATTATGAATATATTAGTTTATATTCAAATAATCTTGGATTTGATTTAAAAAAAAAATTATTTCAAATTAATAATTATAATTTTGGTATTCCTACATTTCCATTAATAATGTCAGGATATATAATAAGTAAAAAAGGAGCAAAAATACTTTTAAATTATTTTGATAAAATTAATTATCATATTGATTTTTCTATAGCAAATCAATTTAATGATAAATTAAAAAATTTAAATTATATTTTAGTTGAACCTCCATTAATAAAACCTATTTCAAATAATACAAGTTTAACTGGAAAACCAAATAATTCATTATTAATTTATTTATTTAATAAATTTAATTTTGATTATACAATATGGTCTTTAAGTATAAGTGTATTTACTATTAAATTAATTTATGTAATAAATATATATCTAATACTCTTAATATTATTACTTGTATTAAACTGTAAATATTTCAATAATACTATATTGTTTATATTTATAATTATTGAACTTATATTATATCATTTACCATATTTTATAAAAATTGAATAATTAAACATAATAAAACAATTAAATAGATATGGATTTAAAAGAAGACCAATTTATTGTTTTTAATAAATTATTAGAATTTCTTAATAATGATAAAAATGAGATATTAATAAATAGTAGTGCTGGAACAGGTAAAACATTTTTAATTACTTATTTTATTAAGCATATTATATTAAATAATACTATTAATAAAAATATTTCTGTTTGCACTCCAACACATACAAGTCTTCAGGAATTAAAATCAAAATTATTTAAAGATGATAATAATTTTGATAAATCAAGAGTTAATTTATCAACAATTCATAGATTTTTAGATTATAAACAGAAAATAGATAAAAATAATGAAAAATATTTTTCAAGAAATAAAAAATCAAAACTTAATTGGAATAAATATGAATTACTTATAATTGATGAATGTTCTATGTTAAATGATGATATATGTAATGATATTACAGAACAAGTTATGAAAATTGTAAAAACAAATAATTTTAAAGTTATATATATTGGAGATGTATCACAATTAAATCCAATTAATCAAAATAAATCTAATATTTTTAAAAAAGATATTGAAAATTTAAAATTAAATAAAATTATTAGAACAAATAACAACAAAATTATGGATATTTGTAATTCTCATAAAAAATGGGATTTAGAAAATATTATTCCAAATTTAGGAGAGCATATATCACAAAATGTAGTTGTATTAAATAATAAAAAAAAATGGCTTAAAAAATTTAAAAAAGAATTCTTTAAATCACAAAATAATATTATATTATGTTGGACTAATAAAAACAAAGATTATTACAATAATTATATGAGAAAAAAAATATTCAAAAAAGACACTCTTGAAAAATATGAAATTAATGAAATACTTATTTTTAGTGATTTTCATAAAATTACATATAAACAAGATGATGCAGAAAAAGAAGTATATTTTAAATCATCTCAACAATTTATAATTAAAGATATTATTATAGAAAATTTTACTTTAAATAAAATTACAATTACAAAAACTTCTAAATTAAATGATAAACTTAATAATATTATTATTAATAATTTGGAAATTGTTAATAATTATTTAGATGAAATATTTAAAATCTATAAAATGAAAATTATTAAGAATAATATAAATAATAATATGGATGAAGAAATTGATAATAATATTTATGAAATATTCGTTATACATAATGATGATGATAAAAATTTTGAAAATATTAAAAGTAAATGTATTGATACTATAACTGATATTAAAATACAATGTTATAAAGAGATTAAAACAAGTGATAATAAAAGTGAAATACAGAATGAAATTGAAAATAAAATTATAAAAATTTGGAATATGTTCAATTCAATTATTGAAGTTATAGCAAAGATAAATTATTCATATGCAATAACCGTTCATTTATCACAATCAAAAACATATAATAATGTATATATTGATATTAATAATATTTTAGAAAATCAAAATTTAGGTGAGAAAAAGAAATTAATATATACAGCTCTTACAAGAGCTTCAAATAGTTTAAAATTATTAATTGAAAAATAGGTATAAAATTATTTTTATTATTAATTAAAAATTAGGTATAAAATTATTTTTTTTATTATTTTTTAAAATTATTATGAATTCAATTGAATTATATAAAAAGAGTATAATTGATTTTACTAAAAAAAATGAACTAAATGAAATAAATTATTTAATTGGTATAATTTTTTTAAGTAAAATGAATAAATATTGCAAAGAAAATAATATAATTTATCACGGATATTATATTACAGAAAATTTTATTAATTTATATTCAATAATAAATGATTATATTATTAATAAAAAACATATAAATCAAATTATATTTATAGAATTTTACAATAAATTAACAGAAAATATTAAGTATATGGATGAAAGAATTAACAATAATATTGTTAAAGATAATATAAAAAATAATCTATTTAAATTTATTCAAATTATAAATCCATTTTTTCAAAAAATAATTAATTTTAGTAATAAAGATAATTTAAATTTTAAAGAAATTATTGATGAAATATTAATACCCTTTTTTTATATATTACTTATTACTTCTAAATTTATGGGCTCTGGAATTATTGAAAAAAATCCTAATTTATTAAAAATATCTGAATATTATTCAAACATATTTTATACATATATGACATTAAATAATAATTTTAATATATATAAACAAGAAATATTTAATAATTATACTGATAATAAAATAAAATTACACGAATCATATATTAATATTAATTTTAATTCAAATACAATTACTGAAATTCTACTTTATATTGATGATATTATTATAAAAGAATTTTCTAAATAATATAAATTATATTATAAAGTAATAATATGTATTCTAAATATAACATTACAGTGATTTCTATATTATCAATATTATTTATTTTATTAATAACTAAAATTTCAGAAATATTATCTACTGATAATAATCAAGAATTAGACAATGAAAAATATTCAGCTACTGTATTTTTCTTAAGTATATTATCTATTTCTATAGCATATCTTTGTTTTAGTAATTTAGAACAAAATAATAATTTTATATTTAATAAAACTATTAATTTTAGTAGCATTATATTATTAATTTATATTACCACTTTTCATTGGGATGATTTTGATGATTATTATAAATTAACCATACTAACATTAGCTTTCCTATATATTATTTATTTAATTAACCTTTAAATCTTTATAACTATTTTTCATTAATAATTGTAAATCTTTTTCAATAATTTCTTCATTTCTTTCATCAACTAATTCATTGGCTAAAGTTTCTAATTCTTTTTGATTATTTAATTCATATTCTTTATAAACTAATAAATAAATAATAAATGAAGGATAAATAAATATTTTTTTAAATATATTATCATCTACATTATTTAATATTTTATATTTATTTTTAATATATTTATAATACTTTTCTTTTTCTTCATTATCTAAAAAATCAAATACATAATTAATTTTTACACATAACTTTAATAATTGAATACACATTACTAAAAATAAATTAAATAATAATAGCTGTATCATTTACATTTTTTTTATATAAAATTTAATTATTATAAACACATAAAAAAATTGATTTAATTTAAATAAATTATACTTAATGATAAAATGATGGATTTATTTGAAATTAGTGATAATAGTGATAATGATATTGAAAATTATTTAGAAGATGATGATGATAATAGTCTAAATATAAATTATCTTAATAATGAATTAAGTGATAATGAATTAAGTGATAATGAAACAGAAGAAAGTATTAATAGTAATATATTTAATAATATTGATTTTATAGATATTAATAAATATAAAAAATATGATAATGAAATCGGTAGTAATCATGATACTGATGAAGGTGATAATGAAGTAGATAGTTTAATATCATCTATTGATTTAGGAAGTGTTAATAATAGTGATAATGAAGAGAGTGATAATGAAGAGAATGATAGTTATAATTTAATGTATTCTAATATGATAAAATTAGAGTTAGAAAAAAAAATAATAATTTAAGAAGATTTATATACAATATTCTCAATAAAGTGTTTTAAAACATCAAATATTTCAGTTGTATATTTATCAATAATTTCTTCATCTGTTTCATCTATTTTTTTAATATTAACAATTTTATCTGGTTTAATTTTTTCTTTTAAATTATCATAATAAGGTAAATAATATTTTTTAACATATTTTTGCATTAATTCTTCATTTTTCATTATATTTTGTTTTTCTATACATTCTTTAATTCTTGTTTTTGTAGAACTTAACAAAAAAGTAAAATTAATCTTAAAATCAATTTTTGTAATATCAATTGTTGAACCATATATTATAACATTTTTATGTTCTTTAATAGTTTTATTAAGTTCATTAAAATTATAATTACTATTAATATCATAATTATTAAATGTATCATTCTCATCTGTAAATTTAATATGTTTATCTTTTTTATAAAAATTACATAGATTAATTAATTTTATTTTAGTTTTTGTATTTTCATTTAATGATATAAGTAGTTCTTTACTTATTTTAGATTTTAATGAATTCATCATTCCAATAATCAAAATAATAATTTGACCGTTTTGTTTAATATATTCATCTAAAATACTATAATCGTCCATTATAATATTAAATTCAAAAAAAATTGTTTATTAAATAATATTATAATGGCCTTATTAAATAATTTAATTGTATTTAATATTACTATAATTCATATTATAGTTATAATATTTATATTAATTACTCCATTTAGTAATAATAATACATTACTTTTATTCTATATTATATTTGTTCCTTTTTTATTACTACATTGGTTATTAAATGATGATACTTGCTGTCTAACATTATTTGAAACATATTTTAGGAATAAATCAACAGATGAAATAATTACAAATAATGAAACTTTTATGCATAAAATAATTTCTCCAGTATATAAATTTTCAAATAATAATAAATCATTAGAAAAAATATCTTATGTTGTTCTTATAGGTTTATTAATAAAAGCTTTATTAAATCTATTTTATAATTATGATAATAATAAATGGATTATGTAATATTATCTAATTCGGTATAATCACTAATTATAAAATCTTTATTGTTATTTCCACCCTTTTGTTTAATATATTTATTCATATCAAAAATTATATTATTATTTTTATATTCATCAGCCATATCAAGTGTTGTTATTTCATTACCACCATCTTGATTTAAATCAAATTCAATAATTAATTTGCCATCTTTAACTATATAATCATTAAATGAATATATATAACCATTTTCATTTATTACTTTTTTTTTAATTCTTTTAATAGATGTCTCCTTCATATTATTATTTTATATTTTTAATATATTCTATAATTTCTTTAAAATTATTTTTACAATTTTTATAATTAATATTTTCAAAATTTATGCTTAAATTCATTAATAAATTATGTAATTCATCTATTTTAATAATACAATTATTATCATTATCCATTTTATACTTTTTTTTTATTTTATATTTTAAATCAATTATTCTTTTAATTAAATCAACATTTATATTTTTATTTTTAACCAATAAATAACATTCATTCATTTCATCAATCAAATCATCATCAACTACTTTTTTTTCTATTTCATCATGTTTTTGTTTTAATAATAATAACATTTTCTTTTTTTTTACTTCATTCTCCTTCATTCTTAAATAATCATTAACATCTATATTATTATGTTTTTTATTTATTTTATCAATACTATTTATATAACTATTTTTATTATCATCTTCATCTAATATTTCAGTTTTATTATCATCTTCATCTAATATTTCAGTTTTATTATCATCTTCATCTAATATTTCAGTTTTATTATCATCTTCATTAGATATTTCTATTTTTATATTATCAATATCTTTAGTGTTATAATTATTATTTTCAGTATTTTTATTATATAAATTATTAAATATTTCTTGTTTGTGTTTTTCATTGATTATTATATCTTCTTTTGTATTATTATCATCAATAATATTATTTGATACATAAACTGTTTTATTTTCATCATTTAATATATTTTCTGTAATAATTAAATTTTCATTAATAATCAAATTTTCTTCAATTGGTATATCAAGTAATTTTTTAATATTATTTAATTTATTTAAAGTTTTATAAAATCTATCATTATTTATTATTTTAATATTGGATTTCTGTATAATTATATTATTATTTTTAGTTTCTAAATTTTCATCATCATTTTCCAAATTTTTATTTTCTGTTTTTTCATCAAAATTAACAATACTATTATTATTATCAAAACAGGATAAATTAATTATATTTTGTTTTTCTAACATTTTAATAAATATATTAATTTTAACATTTGAAATAGTTTTTGTTTTAATAGGACATTTACAATTCGGTAAATGCATTTGTTTATTATCAACATCAAAATATTTATGACATTTATTAAGATAATATATTTTATTATTAAGAAATATTTTATTTATAAGTTTGATTTCGTTTAATTTGTATTTATTAAAAATATAATCTTTATTGATATTAATAATATAAATAAATAAAATTTCGGATTCAAAAGAATTAAATATTAATTTTTCTTTGCTATTTTTTTCAAAAAAATCATTAAATAAATCTATTTTAATATTATATTTATTTAAAAGATATTGATTATTAATTGAATAAAATTTATTACATAAAATATTCAAATAAATAATGTGTTGATACATATTTAAAATGTTATAAAATATAATTTAAATAAATACTTATTTTATTATTTCAAAATATTTTTTATAATTATAATATATTAATGTGTGGTATTTTTGGATGTATTAAAAATAAAAATAGTGATATTGATATTAAAAATATAATATTAGTTGCAGTAAATTTATTAAAAAACCGTGGTTATGATTCTTGTGGCTTATATTTAAATAATCTTGATGATTTAGAACATTTATTTAAATATGGTATTGATGGAAAATTAATAAAACAAAAAGATAAGAATGATATTTTTCTTGTATTGGAGGATGAAATAAATAAAATTGGTAATAATTATTCAATTGGAATTAGCCATACAAGATGGGCTACTCACGGAGGAAAAACTGATGAAAATTCTCATCCACATATTTCAAATAATAAACAAATTATATTAGTTCATAATGGAATTATTTCTAATTATATGGAATTAAAAGTTAAATATCTAAGTAATTATGAATTTTATTCTGAAACTGATACAGAAGTTTTAGTAAATATTATAGAATATTTAAATAATAATAATAAAGATAAATCATTTACTGAAATTTTAGAAATGACTATGGAACTTTTAGATGGAACATGGGCTTGTATTATTTATAATAAACATGAACCTGAAAAATTATATTTTATGAAAAATGAAAATCCATTATTATTAGGACAATGTAATGATGTTTCTATTTTAACTTCTGAACCAAGTGGTTTTTTAAATAAAGTTGATAAATATATATTATTAAGAAATAAAACTGTTGGATATTTAGATATTTATGGTGAATGTTATATAAATGGTGATTATAAAAAATTAACATTACATAAAAATAATGATAATGATATAATATTACCAAAAAAATTTAATCATTGGATGATTAAAGAAATTTACGATCAACAAAATATGAATTTATTAAATGAAATGAATAATAAATTAAGTTCTTTAGATATTCCTAAAATTAAAAAATGTAAATATTTATATATTCTTGCTTGTGGAAGTTCTTATTATGCTGGATTAATTGCATCTCATTATTTTAGATATACAAATGCTTTTGAATTTGTAAATGTTATTGATGGTAGTAATTTTGATGATACATATTTAAATTCAATTGAAAATCCTGAAGAAAATTTATTAATTGTTTTAATTTCACAATCTGGAGAAACAAGAGATTTAGATTTAGCTGTTAATGTATGTAGAAAATATAAAAATAATGAAAATGAAATTAAAATATTAGGTATTATCAATGTTATTGATTCACTTTTATCCAGAAGAACAATTGATAATATTTATACTAAATGTGGAAGAGAAAATGCTGTTGCTTCTACCAAATCTTGCACCTCACAAATTTTAGCCTGTTTATCTTTAGCAATATACAAATCCGAATTAAATAACAAATTAGATTATAGTCTAAAACAAAAATTTACTAATGATTTAATAGAATTAGAAAGCGATATTATTAATACACTCTCTTTAGAACATAAAATTATTAACATCTCTAATAAAATTTCTAATATTCTTAATAATACTAAATCAAATAGCCTTTTCTTATTAGGAAAAGAAGAATTATACGGTGTTGCTTTAGAAGGCTCACTTAAAATTAAAGAAGTCTCATATATTCACGCCGAAGCACATTATATTGCTGGTTTTAAACACGGCGTTTATACATTAGTTGATAATCAAATACCTATTATTATCATCTACAAAAAAAGAAATCACTTTATTAAAAGCGTTATTGAAGAAATCAAAACAAGAAATGCAACCGTCTTTGAAATATCCGAAGATTGTGATGAAAATGAATTTAATATCAAAATACCCAATAACAGAACTTTTTATGGTATTATTTCTGTTATTGTAGTTCAATTATTATCATACCATTTAGGAGTTCAAAGAGGAATTAATGTTGATAGACCTAAAAATTTGGCTAAATGTGCAAGTGTTGACTGATTAGGATGTATTTAGTATTATGTATTGTTGAAAATATATAATACCAAAAATAAAAACATTATACTTTATACAAAAGACCAACTATAACCAAATGCTGAATTTTCAATTCCTTTACAAACTAAACTTATTCTATGTCCCTCATATTTAAACATATAATCATACATAATAATATATAAAAATATATTACTATATATAATTTTGTATAATGCAGTTTGAGGTTCTGCAATCAGGCTGTCATACCTAATTTAGTTCATTAATACATTTTAATAATATATTTCTTGAACCATTCATATCCCTATCTATTTTATATCCACAAGAACATTTTTTTATTCTTTCTTTTGTATATTCTTTACTTAAAATACCACACTTTGTGCATACTTGTGATGTATATGCTTCATTTACATCATATATTACAGTTTTGTATCTCTCTCCTAATGATTTTAGATACTCCTTAAACTTGTAATGTTTTTGCATTGATAAAACAAATTTTACTTTTTTACTCATTCTTATTTGTTTATTTAATTTTTTTATTTTCTCTTTACCTTCTTCCTTTGATAACTTTTTTATTTTTTCTGTTTCTATTTTTATTTTATTTTTACTTATCATTGGTTTTGTTTCAAAAACTGGAAGTAAAATATTTTCATAATTTTCACATAAATATTTTGAAGATTTTTTATGCATTTCATTTACATATCCTTTTATTTTATTAAAACATCTTGCTATTTTTCTTTTTAATGACTTTTTTTTCTTTTTATATTTTATATTTTTTATTTTTTTTTGATATTGTTTTATTAAGTTTTGTATTCCTAATATTTTTATTCTCATATCTTTTCCTAAATTTCCTATCTCATTTACTGAATAAAATGAAGCAAATATTTTTTCTCCTTCATCAATAGCTACTACTTCTTTTCTATTTTTAATTTCTATTTTATTTTTTTCTACTAAAATATATAAATAATAACCATTGAGTGTTTTATCATATAATAATTTACATTCTTGATTTATTGAATATTTTTTAATTATATTTTTAAAATTTTTACATTTTAATTCTTTTAAAGCATTAGAGATTATACCTTTAGAACTTATATTTCTATTACTTACTATAATTGTTTGTTTTTTACTTATATTTTTATAAGTTAATTCAAAAGGATTATTGTTATTATTATATGAATTAGTTCTCGCACTTTTAAGATTAGAACAAAAAGTTTTTATTTCACCTTTTAATGTTTCATCTGGAGCTGGTTTTTTAATATTATTTCTTCTTTCTTTAGGAGGATTTTTAACTTTTTCTATTTTAATTTTTTTCATTCTTGGTTTAGAAATTTTATTAATAATAGTAGATTTTTTATTATTTTTAATTATTTGTTTATATTCTTCCATTTTTTTTTTATATTTTTCTTTTTCAATTTCTTTTAATTGATTTATTTTTTCTTTATTTTGTTCATTTTCTAAATCATATTTTTCTTTATTTTCTTTTAATCTTTTAATTATTAATTCTTTATTTTGTTTCATATTATGTGTATTATCACGATATACAATGTCATATATTGCATCTTTTAATATCATCCAATTATCAGTCATATCTTTATAATCTTTCCAAATATCAATACATAAATTATAAATTGTATGACATTCTTTAAAATATTTTTTTAAAATATTATGTTGATTTTTTGAAAAATTAATTTTATATTTATAAGTTGTAAAAAATGTATTATTTATTTCATTTTGATTATTTAAATTAAATAAATGTTTGCTTTTATTTTTTTTTAAATCAAATAAAATATTTGTATATTTAGATTCAATATCTTTTTTTTTATATTCTTCAGGATAAGGAATATATTTTTGTAATTTAACACATTTATCAAACCAATTAGAATCCATTTATAATAAAAATATAAAAATGTTTTTAATTATATTTATATTATTATATTTAATTATATTTAATTATATAATATTATATAATATTATATAAAATGGAATATGTTAAAAGAAAAGAAGCTTTAAGAATATTAGGAATTTGTTATGTAACATTATATAAAATGGCTAATAATAATGAAATAGAAACAATAAAAATAGGTTCTAATACACTTTATAATATAAAAAAATATTTAAGAGAAAAAAATATAATAATAAATAAAAAAAAAATATGTTATTGTAGAGTGTCAAGTAATAAACAAAAGAATGATTTAGAAAGACAAGTGAAATATATGCAAGAAAAATTTCCAACATATGAAATAATAAAGGATATAGGTTCAGGATTGAATTATAAAAGAAAAGGCTTACAATTAATAATTGAAAAAGCAATTAATGGTGAAGTAGAAGAACTAATAATAGCATATAAAGATAGATTAACGCGTTTTGGATATGAATTAATAGAAGACTTAATAAAAAAATATTCAAATGGAAAAATAATAATATTAAATAGTACTGAAGAAAAAACACCAATGGAAGAATTAACAAAGGATATACTTTCAATAATGAATGTTTATGTGGCAAAAATAAATGGATTAAGAAAATATAAAAGAGAAATTAAAAATGAATTAAGTAATAAAGAAGAAAAAGAACATTAATAAATATTAAAATATAAATATGATACACTTATTTTTATATAATATAATATATTTTTATACAAAATATATATTATAATTTTTTATATTTTATTATATAAAATTATATACTTAAACTATTCCGAAATTAAATTTACACTATAATAACCATTTAAAAGATTATATCTCATTTTTAAATTATTTCTATTTAAAATAACACCTTCTTTATTTATTTTATAATTTGAATATTGTTTTCCATCATCTGTTTTAATTTTAACAAATCCTTCAAGATTTTCAACAATTCTTGTATTTTTCCAAATAAATCCATAAGCACTTTCTTTTTTACCAAGACAACATAAAGATAAATGAGAAGAACAATTTATTTTTAAAAATTTAGTTATTTCTTCTAATGAACTCCATTCTTTTATAAATTCACCTTCTAATAATATCTTTTTCATAAAAATCATTTTTTTCATAAACTTTTTTAATATTTTTATCACAATCAAAAATATATAATTTAATTATAATTATGAATTATAAAAACAAATATATTAAATATAAATTAAAATATTTAAATTTAATTAAAAAAGGTGGTAAATCACAAAAAGAAAAAGATAAAAATAAAATTAAAATATACAAACAATTTTTTTTAAAAAATTTAAAAGATATTGATTATATTAAGTTTGAAATCACACCATTTTTAGAATACAATAAAGATAATGAAAATAATAACATATATATAAACTTACAAGATATGAATAATAAATTAAAAAAATTATTTATAAAAAAATTAAAAAAAGATTATAATAAAACAATAACTAAAGGTTTATTTTATGGTAATGAAATTATTAAATATAATTATGATAAAAATACAAATATTATTAGTGTATATATAAAACCAGATGTTAATTTATTAATTAGGTATTTTGAAAGTTGGATTATATATGAAGAAAACCCTTATGAATTAATAGATATTCTAAAATTATATTCTTGGCATTATTATTATGAAATGGAACAAGGAGAACAACATTACAAAGATGGAGATGATTATATTAAAAAAAATGAATATGATAAATATTCTTATATATTAGATGTTAAATTATATTCAGCATCTTTATATTATAATAATAAACAAAAATTTTATAAATATAATCGTATTAATAATAACAGTGATGATAATTTTGATAAGACATTTTTAATTGAATAAAAATATTATTTTAGATGTATTTAATTACTTATAATAAACCATTTGAATATCTTTTTCATAAAAATCATTTTTTTCATAAACTTTTTTAATATTTTTATCGCAATCTAAAATAATTTTGTAGCAATTATTTTCTAATCCATAATCTTTTAAATATTTTACTATTTTTGTTGATAATCCTTTTCCTTGATGTTTTGAATGAACTACAATATCTTCAATATGTCCTACATTTTTTCCACTATGAATAATTTTTGGTTCTATAATTATTGTTCCAGAAGCAATAATTTCTATTTCATCATTTTCATAATAATAACAAACATAAATAGCTCCAATTTTATGAATTTTATTAATAATTTCAAGAAAATCTTCATTATTTAAATTTTCTGTTGTTGTAAGATTAGATAAAAGTTCTATATATTTATTTTTAATTTTTTCAATTTTAGAAATATTATTATTTAAAATAATATTTTGTAATTTATCAAAAAATAATTCCATTATAATTTATTATAATAAAATTTAAACATATTTAAATCTTGTAGTAGCTGAGAATGGGCTTGAATAAACACCACTGATACTGGTTCTAAAAATAATATTAGTTTTACAACGACATTTACAATTACAAGGCTTCATTATCTATATATATTTGTTATATATTTATTTTTTTTATAATCATTCATTTATATAAACTATAATTTTAAATTTATAAATTGGTATATCAAAAATTTAATATTATTATCTACATACTAACTCTCATACCATAAGGACCCACCATTCCAACACTTGCTCCAGAAGAAGAAGAAGAAGGTGAATATATTGCTTCACTAATTAATTCACTCAATGTAGGTATTATTCCAAGAGAACTTGGAGAAATCATACCACCCTTTTTAGGAGGACATTTATATTTCATTTTTCCACCGTGCTTTAAAACCATCTTATAAATTATTATTTTATAATTATTTATAAAGTGTATAAAATTTATTAAAAATATTTTTAAGGACAATTTTTCTGACCACATTCTTTGTAATTATTAGTATTATATGGACTATTAATTCCAAATTCATTAGAAGCATAATTTGTAGCTGAAGGATTGGATTTAGCTTGATTTAATTGTTTCATTGAATTATCATATTCTGGAGTGGTGCTTGAAGATATATATTGTTCTTTTTTTAAAACAAGACCTAACATATTATATTAATTTCTCATAATAATTTTTGATAGGTTAAAAATTTTATTATATTATTAGATATAATAAATCATAAAAAAATTGTTTTATTTAACCAACAAATCCATGAACTCCTTTTTGAGAAGCAAGAGGGAAACCAGCAGAAGCTGCAGCACTCAATAGACCACGACTATTTAATTTGTTTACAGAATCATAATCACCACTTGAAGCGGCACTTTTTAACATCATAATATTTTTTATCATAGAAGGAAAAGGGGAACCACCATTACCAATATTTTTTTGATTAGGAGTAGACATTTTATATATAATTAATAATATATAAAAATTTTTATTAACATTAAAATTATATTATAGTAAATTATAAAAAAATTGTATTATATTATTTATAGTTTTTACGCGTTTTATGAAAATAAAAATTATAAGATTATAATTTAATATGTCATCAAGAAGATTAAATACTTTAATTAATAATAAAAATAATGGAAAGTCAAGTGCTTTATCAACATCAAGTGCGGATTGTAATTTGTATCAAGTTCCAGCAAATCAACTTAACTTAATGGATTATTTGTATGATGAACAAACCGTGTTATATGTGAATTCATCAATTAATGCGAATTCAAATACATCAAGGGGTGAATATACGGATAAGAATTTTAATAGTAATTCATTATTAAATCAAAATACTTACATTGATACATATTCATTGGATATTACAAATGGTGTAAATAATAATCCGTTATTTGTGGGTATTGGTGTGGATTATGTTGGGGGTGATGCTCCATTAATGGGTGCGAATTATAATAGTGGAAATATAGCGTCAAATTATTTGATAAGGTCAAGTTATATTTTTGAGAGGGAAGATAAAACATTGGAGGTTCAATTAATAGTGTCAATTAATAATAGTGAAAGTTTGAATGTGAATGGTAGTGGTGGAAAGCCAAAAATTAATTTGCAAATAACAAATAAGGTAATTTCAAATGATGAAAAAACAAAGGGCGTAATAAATAATAAGAATATGTTTAAACAGAAGACAACATTACATTCAAAATTTGTGTCATCAACAGAAACATCAATGTATATGAATAGTAATATTCCATTTATTTTTGCTCCAGGTTTTGATAATGTGAATATTGGAATTTCTGTTATGTATGTTCCTCCAAAATTAGTAGAGGGTGTATTTCAAGGTCAATATTTATCTCAGAATGGTTTTGTAGTTTCTGATAGTGAAATTACTTTTGATAAAGATGAAATTAATGAGGTTGGATATTCAACAACATACGGACATTTTGTATTTGGTTTTAGTTTTAATGATAGTCCATATTTAGAGAATGGAATTAATTGTGATAAATTAATTAAGAGTATCTGGAGGTCACCAATTAGCACTTTTAATGTTTATAAGAATTCTTGTGTTTCTAAAATGACATTTATTCCTGTGGTTTTATTATTTGGAACAAATGTAAATGGTAGTTTATTTTTAGCATTGAATACAGGAACACCAATATCAACAATTACACATTATGGTGTTACAACATTAGAAAATTTTATTAATATTATGAGAGCGTTTATTATTGAGTATGATAATAACGAACAATTAGTAGATTATTTTATTAATAAATTTACAGTAAAAATATTAAAAGAAAAAGGTTATGATATTGAATGTATTGAAACACAATCATTAATAGATACAAATACAATTACTAATCCATCAACAGTAAATTCAAATCCAAATATGACATATTACTTATTACACAAAAATAATTTATTAAATATTAATATTGACACAACAGAACAAGATGTTGTAAATAAAAATATCGGCATAAGTCCATTAAATTTAGATGGAGCTTCATATTGTTCTTTGGGTAATATGAGTTATTCAAAGTCTAATATTAAAATGTTAAAAACGGATAATAATAATATTTTTGCGGATACATTAAATTTGGGTTATGAAGAAATTGATGGTAAATTATATAATATTAATATTATATTACCTGAATCAGGTTTTAGATTTCATTTTGATGATAAAACAACAATTGCAAATATTTATAATACAGATAATAGTATATATTATTTTTCATATACATCATTTGCAGAAAGATTTAATAAGGAAGTTGATGTAGCTGCAAGTTTATCAAATGACCAAAAAAATATTAAAACTAATATTAAAACAAATAGAATTTCATTAAATATTTCAAATAATGTAATTTTTTAATTAAACATAATAAATTATTTTACAATAATAATTTATTCAATTTTAGAATTTATTTATTTTATATATTATATTCAATATATATTTCAGATATATTTTTATAAAGAATTACATAAATTTGTGTTTATAGATATTATTACATAGTTTTATTATTTATATTTCAAATAATTTTGAATAATGACAAAAATAACAAAATTATTAAAATTGACCTCACAATATTTTAAATTTCAAGTTTTCTATATTATGTTTTACTTACAATAAAGAACATATTAATTATTCATTGAGTTATAATAGTAAATATATATTTGTAAATTCAGATATTTATGTTAATTATATATGTCATTAATTATTATATCCTTTTAATTTCTTAATAATTAACACAGATAATACAGTTAAATACTATATAAGTAAAGAAAAATGATAATAATGTATAATTTTAGATAATGTAAAACACAGAATATTATAACAAATTATGAACATAGTGAAATTTGTTAAAAATAACCTTACAATATGAAAAAAAAAATTGAAAAATAATCGTTTTATGATATTTAATTTAATTGTTTCATAATAGTTAAAAAATTTTGTCAAAAAATTAAAAGATGTCTTCACCTTCTTCCAATTATCAAATTAACCAAATGATTGTTGATGGTAAATTACCTGATAATATTCTTAATGAAATTATAAAAACTATTATTATTAATAATAAAAAAAATATTGTTTTAAAAAAAGATATTTATAATTGGATAATTAATGAATTTATTTTAAACAATAAAAATAAAGATTTAGATTTAATTAAAAATAAAATTAATAAACTATTTGAACCATTAAGTTTGAATTGTTATATTCAATCTTTTAAAAATGAAAAAATGGTTTATTATACAATTGTTTTTAATTTAAATTTCATCAAAGATGACAATTTGAATAATATTAATATTTACCCTTGTTTGAATATGATTAAAAATTTCATTAATGATAGTAATGAAAATAGTGATAAAATTAAAATTCCAGTTAAATTATATGATTACTTGATGATTTATATTTCTGAAAAAAAAAAAAATGATAACGATTTTGAAACTGAATATTATAATATTGTTAAATTTTTTAGTGATAATAAAATTAATTTTTTATTAGAGAATAAAACAAAAAATAGTAATTCTAAAGCTTTTTATCAACTTATTTTTTCAAAAATTGATACTAATAATGAAAATAGTATCAAAACCTTTTCTGATAATAATAATTTAATTACTAATAATACTACCAATTTCCCCAATTTATTTGATAATAAACCATCTCAAGAACCACAAAAATTCATTGATTATGGAAAAATCAAAAAAAATTGGTATAATGATAATGTTAAAGAAGATGATGTTAAAGAAGATGTTGTTGAAGAAAATGTTGTTATTAATAATGTTAAAAAAGATGATGTTGAAGAAAATGATGTTATTAATAATGTTAAAGAAGATGATGTTAAAGAAAATGATGTTATTAATAATGTTAAAGAAGATGTTGTTATTAATAATGTTAAAGAAGATAATGTTAAAAAAGATGATGTTAAAGAAAATGTTGTTAAAGAAAATGTTATTATTGATAATGTTAAAGAAGATGATGTTAAAGAAAATGTTGTTATTGATAATGTTAAAGAAGATAATGTTAAAGAAAATGTTGTTATTGATAATGTTAAAGAAAATGATGTTATTGATAATGTTAAAGAAGATGATGTTAAAAAAGAAGATGATATTAATGATGAAGATGAAATTATTCATGAGATGCAAGAAAATGTTTCCTTTAATATAAATAATGAAAACAATAATAATCAAACAATTTCAGGTGTGTTTTGTCAAGGACAAATGCAATTATCAGGAGAGAATGAACACGATAATTTTGTTATTTCAATGAATGGAATTAAAGATGGAAATAAGTTAAATCTTAATTTTAGTATTACTGGATTGTGTGATGAAAATGGGTCACCAATTAGAATTCCTGTAAAAATTAATTTTCCTTTTAATAAAGCTCTGGATAATAGAAGTGTAATATTTTCTCCTGTTTCAAATAATTTTTAATAATACCAAAAAGGTTTTTTCATAATAAAAATAGTTAATAAAATTTTAAAATTATTATTATTAAATATTGGATAAATATCTAAAACATTTATTTTTTTATTAAAATTATATAAATAATTAAAATTATTATTTTTTTTTAGTATAATTGATAAATCTATGTTATAATGATTAAAAACAATCATAATATTTCTATCAGTATTAAAATTGTTTATAGTAAAAGAAGATAAAGGATTTAAATCAACATAATACACTTTTTGTAGATTTGGTATAATTTGAATATTAACTTTATTTGTAATATCTTCAAAAGGTATATTAATATCATTTTTAACATTTTTATGTATATTTTTTTCGAATTTAATAATATTCTTTAAATTATTAAAGTAAGAGCTTTTATAATGTATTTTATTTAATTTGTTATGTCCTCCATAAAATGTCATCAAAATAATTATAATTATTATAACAATAAAATAGGTTTCCATATATAAATAAATATATAATTTAAAAAAAATTAACAGGTATAAACATTTAAAATAAAAATAATAAAAAAACAAATTATCATTATAATTAAATAAGTTTCTAAATAATTGGTAGTTAATTCTGTATCCATTTATTATAATTATATTATATAAATATATAATATGTATGATATGAATTTGTTATTTGAAAGTAAAAAAGGTATTATTGTTTTATCAATTTTTACATTCTTAGTAGGATTATTTATTGGTGGATTTACAAGATTAAAAATATTTGAAGATTTAAGATTTAAATTTTTATTATTTTTCTTTATTATGTATTCATCAAGTGTTTCATTAAATATTGCTATTATTCTTTCTCTTCTTTTATTAGTAGCTTATCAAACAATATTAAAAATATCAATGAGTGAAAATTTTGGAGTTATTAATGAATCGGAATATTTAGAAAATCCTTTAATGAAATCAAGTGAATTAGAACCAATGAATGATAAAAATTTTATTTTAATAACACCTAAAGAAATGAGTAATCAAATGATTAAAGAAGGTAAAGAAATTATGAATTTAATTCAAGAAATGAGAGAAAATGGATTTGTTGATGAAAGAGAACAAAATATTATATATGAATTAGAAAATAAAGCTAATAATTTAATTCAATCAGGAATGAATACATTAGATAATAATCAATATAGTGGAATTACATTAAAAACTTAAAGTATATAGATTTATTTATTTTTTTTAATTTTATAAATTATAATATTAATTATAATTATAATATGATTAAAGATTGTTTTGATTTACTAATTATTATTTTAATTGTAATTATTCTTATTACAATTTATAATAATATGAAAAAAAAGGGAACTGAAAATTTTGGTCAATTAGAAGTCAGACATTTACTTAATGATGATAAAGATAGAAGACATCTAATGCAACAAATTAATCCAACAACAAAAGATTTGATTAATGCTGTAGATAATAATGAAAATATCACAGATATTCAAAATCCTAATTTTAATACTATGAATAATTTACCATTTTTAATTAATCCACAAAATCCTGAGGAAGGGTATTATTTTGATAGAGTTAAATTAATTACTAATCCAAATAGTCCTTTATTACAAAAAGCTGAAGAAAATATGAAAAGAATTAATAAACAAATAAAAAAATGTTCTAATAAAACATTGGATGATGAAAAACTTGATGTTTCTGGTTTTAATAATTGGGAAAATTTAAGAGAAAGTTCATATGCTAATATAACTTCTGTTGGTAAAAGTTTATTAACACCATATACAAGTTTTCCGGTTGCATCATAAATTATTTTTTTATTAAAAAATAATCATTAAAAAATATTATTATATTTATTTCTTAGTTTTACTTCTTTTCTTTTTTTTACTTCCTCTTGGTTTTTTGTTTTTTTGAATATCTTCAGCAAATTTTTTAATTTCATCAATGGCTTTTTGTTTTCCGTGTTTATCAACATATTCTTTTACTAATCTAAATTGCTCTTTATATAATTTAGTTTTATCATCTGCACCAACATTATCAATTGCTTTTGATTTAATGTTTAATTTAGTAAAAAATGGATTTAATCCAAAAGACATTTTAATTCCAAGCAATTTTGTTGTTGCATCTCTTAATAATGTATTTCTAATCAAAATTGATTCAGGCAATTTTCTCTTTCCACCTTTCATGCTTTTAGAACTTTTTGATTTCTTGGAACTTTTTGATTTCTTAGAACCTTTAGATTTTTTGGAAGTCATTTTCTTAGTTTTAGAGGGTTTGGATTTCTTAACTTTAGTTTTTCTAGTTTTAGAAGGTTTAGATTTTCTGACTTTGGCTCTTTTTTTAGCGCCACCATTCATATTCATAACTTCATCATTGTGTAAGGCAATAACATTAGAAGGCATTATAATATATATTATAGTTATAAAAAAATAATAATAAAAATAAAAAATAAAATTGAAAAAATATTTAATTATAATAATAAATTTACAATATAATAAATGGGTGTTCCTTTATTTTTTAGATGGGTAGAAGATAATAATAAACAAAATTTAATTTTAATTAATGATAGTATTGAATATGAAATAGATTATTTAATGATTGATACAAATTGTTTATTACATCCTTGTGTAGCTCATATTGTATCAAAGTATAAAAATAATGAAATAGTAAATATTAAATGTAGAAATGATATTGAAGAAATAATTTGGAATAAAATTGAAGAATATATTAATGATTTAATAAGGAGATTAAAACCAAAATTTTTATTCATTGCTATAGATGGTGTAGCTCCAATGGGTAAAATAATTCAACAAAGACAAAGAAGATATAAAAATTCAAATGTTGAAACTAATGAGATGTGTCCTTTTCAGAGTATTGAATTAACACCTGGAACACCTTATATGGAGAGATTAGATAAAAAATTTAATGAATATTGTAAAAAATTAAATATAAAATATAAATATTCATCTTGTTTTGAGGAAAGTGAGGGAGAACATAAAATATTAAATTATATTAAAAATGAAGTTGATAATAATAAAAATATTGTTATTTATGGCTTAGATGCTGATTTATTATTTTTATCATTAACAGATAATTTAAAACATAATTTATTTGTTATGAGAGAAAAACAATTTTTTAATAAAAAAGAGGAAGATGAAAATTTAATGGATAATGTTGAAGATATTAAATATAATTATGTTAATATAAATGAATTTCATAAAATAATAAATAATTATGGAATATCATCAAATAAATTTGTATTATTATGTTATTTACTTGGTAATGATTTTTTACCATCAATATTATCATTAAATATTAAAAGAAAAGGAATAGACCATATTATAAATGCATATAATAATGTCAAAAATATAAAAAGAATGGAATTAATAGAAAATGATAAGATAAATCATAATTTTTTAATTGAATTATTTAAAAACATTGAATGGACTGAAAAAAAAGTATTTAATTATAATACAACATTTAACAATGAAAATGAATATTATAGATATTATTTGAATAAAGATATAAATGTTGAAAAAGATAAAAAATTAATGGTTAAAAAGTATATTGAAACTATTGAGTGGTGTTATATTTATTATACTGATAAATGTATTTCTTGGAAACATTATTATAATTTTGATAATCCACCTTTAATAAAAGATATAATTAAATATTATCCAAAAAATGTTAATATTGATAAATGTCATTTAAAACTAAAACCAATAGAACAATTAATATTAGTTATTCCACCAAAATTTTATAGTTTTATTATGAATAAAAATATATTAAATAAAATATTAACTGATAAGAATTTTATAAAAATAAAACATCTTTTTCCAAACAATTTTGATATTGATAAAAATAAAGAATTTATTGAATGGAAACAACATATAATATTACCTTTTATTAATTATGAGTATTACTTATCAATAATACAAAATATATTAAAATAAAAATTGATTTTTTTTAATTTATAGATTATTATAAATATAATTATTTAAAAATGTTCGAAACATTGAAAGAAATATACACTAAATTTGATTATGATATTAAAAAAATAAAAAAATATGAATATTTAACAGATTATATTTTAGACTTATATAATAATAAAAATATTGAAATTGATAGTTCTGATGTAAATAAATTATTATGGAATGGTAATTATTATGAAAATATTGAAAAAAATTATGATGAAATGAAAAAATATTATTTAATGGCTATTGAATTAGGTAATATTTATTCTATGAATAATTTAGGTTGCTATTATCTAACTATTGAAAAAGATTATAATGAAATGAAAAAATATTATTTAATGGCTATTGAATTAGGTAATATTTATTCTATGAATAATTTAGGTCATTATTATGAAATTATTGAAAAAGATTATAATAAAATGAAAAAATATTATTTAATGGCTATTGAATTAGGTAGTATTAATTCTATGAATAATTTAGGTCATTATTATGAAAACATAGAAAAAGATTATGTTAAAATGAAAAAATATTATTTAATGGCTATTGATTTAGGTAATAGTAACTCAATGAGCAATTTAGGTAATTATTATGAAAACATAGAAAAAGATTATGTTAAAATGAAAAAATATTATTTAATGGCTATTGAATTAGGTAATTGTTTTTCTATGAATAATTTGGGTAATTATTATGAAAACATAGAAAAAGATTATGTTGAAATGAAAAAATATTATTTAATGGCTATTGAATTAGGTAATATTTATTCTATGAATAATTTAGGTCATTATTATGAAACTATTGAAAAAAATTATGATAAAATGAAAAAATATTATTTAATGGCTTTTGAAAATGGTAATAATAATGGATTATATTATTTAATGGAATATTATAGACTCTATAATACTAATAATTATAAAGAATTAGAAGATATTTTGTTATTATATTTTGAAAAAGGTAATAAAGAGGTTATAATATATTTAGCTAAATATTATGAAAAATTTGAAATAGATTATGATAAAATGGAAAAATATTATTTAATAGGTATTGAAAAGAATATTCTTGATTCAAAATATTTTTTAAATTTGTATTTAAGTGAAAAAATGAAAAAATAAAAAAATAAATTTATATAAATAATAAATAAAATTATTTAATAAATAGATTAGATAATTAATTTAATAAATTATAATATGAATGATGATAATATTCCAGATATTAAAAAAAGATTAAATAAGATAAATAATTTGATTAGTGAATCAAATATTAATTATTTAAATCCATTAAAAGATTTAAATGAAAATGTGGATACAATAGTTTATCATTCAAAAAATGAGAAATCAAATAATGATGATGATAATGACACACGGAGTGTGTTGGGTAAACAGGAGTTTAATTTCAAAAAGGTTATTTCACAGATGGGAGCAATGTTGTCATATGTAAAAAGTGGTGGATACGGACATACATTTAAAGGTGTTGTTAAGGATGAAAATGGAAAAGAGAAATATAGTTTTGCTGTAAAGATGGTTGCGTATTCAAAGAAGGAGGATTATGGTGATGAATATAATTTACAAAGGCCGGAAAATGCTGAATTATGTATGTTAAAAGTATTATCATATTTTGTATTAAAAAAAATGTCTCCACATATAATTTTACCAATTAGCACATTTTATACAGATATTAAACCATTTTTAACATTACAGGAAAAGGGTATTATTGATAAAAATAATACAAATTATAAAGAATTTATTGAAAGGTATAAAAGTGGAAAATATTATGATAATGTGAGTATAATAATATCGGAGTGGGCTGATGAGGGTGATTTAAGTATGTTTTTAAAAAAAAATTATAAAAAATTAAATTTGATGCATTGGAAGTGTATATTTTTTCAAATAATTTCAACATTAGCAGTTATTCAATCAAAATATCCTGCATTTCGTCATAATGATTTAAAATTAAATAATGTATTAATATCAAAATCATCAACAAAAGCAAGACAATTTAATATAAATAAAAAAACATATATAATTCCATCAATTGGATATATGGTTTATTTATGGGATTTTGATTTTTCTTGTATTCAAGGTGTTGTTGAAAATTTAAAAGTTCATCAAAAATTTTTTAATAAATTAAATATTACATCAAAACAAAATAAATATTATGATTTACATTATTTTTTCGGGACATTAATAAGAAAGGGTTTTTTGCCTGATTTATTAACTGAAAAATGTATTCATCAGGATGTAAAAGATTTTATAAATTATGTTATTCCAATAGAATATAGACCATATCCTAATAAAAAAAAAATTAATCCAAAGGTTAATGAAAAATGTAGATTACAAGTAGATGATGAATTAAGAACTCCATTTGAATTATTGGAGAATGATTTTTTTAAAGTATTTAGAAAGAAATAATTTTTATGTAATTTTAATAATATTTTTAGTATTATTAAAAATGTTTAATTTAAAGATATAAATATTTTTATAAAGTAAATTATATTATAAGTATATAATGAGTGAAAATGATAATTTTAATTATGACAATATTGATGATATGATAGAATTAATATATAATTTTGTATATAAAGAAAGAAAAAATATAGAAAAAGATTATGTTTATGAAAAACTAAATATTGAAAATATTGATATGTCAAGAATAATAAAACAAGGTGAATTTGATTATAATAAAATTCTTATGAATAATTTTAATGATAAAAATAATTTTAAATTAATATTAGAAGATAAACATAAAATTATTTTAAAAAAATATTTAAAATCCAGATTTCCAATTACATTAATAATTCAAAAATATGATAATGAATATCGTAATTCAAGTTCATTTATTGATATTACATATGGATTATTTATTAATTATATTTTGACTGAATTTGTAATATTAAATGACATACCGTTTTATTTAATAAATATGTGTAATTTTAATGTATTGTATGAAACATTAAAGTTAAATAATGAATTATTACCATTCATTAATGAACAATTTAAAAAAAATAAAACAGATGATAAATACTGTATCAGTGTTTATGAACATTATAGGTCATACATTTCCATGAAAGAATTTTTAGACAATGAAAAAACATTTGAAGAATTAATTTGTTTAGTTTTTCAAGTTTTATATTCTTATTATTACATTATTAATAGACTTGGTAATTTTAGAATGAATTACTTTACTGTAAATTCTTTTATTATAGAAAAATTAAATAAAGAGACGGAAATTATATTAAATATTGGTGATATTAAGTTTAAGTTAAGAACAATGTTTATATGTAAAATATGTGATTTTAGATATTCAACATTAGAAACAGTAAAAAATCTTAAAAATAAAAATGAATTATTAGATAATCCTTCTTTTGATATTTATAATTTTTTTAAATCGTTAAATAATAATAGTTCAAAAAATAAAGTTAATATTAAAAAAATTATAAGTGACATTATTTCATTAGATATATTAAATGAAAATATCAAAAATGAAGATATATTTTATAAATACTATAAACTTAATATATTGCCTAATGAAATATTAACAAAAAATATTTTATTTAATACATTTATAATAATGCCACCTAAAGCTAAAAAAGGAGGAATAAAAAATAAAAATACTAAATTAAAAAATAATGAACCAATTGAAGTTCTTAAAGACAGTTCAAGTGAAGATATTACTAAAAGTTCTTCTACTTCAGAAAATGATGAAACACAATCTAGTGAAAATATTGAAAATAGTGTAGAAAGTGTTGAAACAGAAACTGAAAATGTTGATGATAGTAATAGTGATGAAACGGTTGAAAGTGTTGAATCTATTGAAGAAGTTATTGAAGGAGGAATGACAAAAAAGGATAAATCTGAATTAAAAAATCTTCAATCTAAAATTAGTAATATTAAAGGAAAATATAATAAAAAGGGAACAAAAGAAACTAAAGGTAAAAAGAAATCAAATAGAAAAATGCGTTATGAAGAATTACTTGACAATTCTGATAGTGTTGATAGTTTAAATGATAGTATTTCAATGTCAATGAGTGATAAACAATCTAAACCTATGATAAATACAATGGGTGATGCTTTTAGTTCAAGTTTTGGAATTCAAAAACAACCTATGCCATTATTAGGAAATTCACAACAAATGTTTCAACAACCACATATAATGCCTCAACAAGAAATGATGATGCCACAACAAGAAATGATGATGCCACAACAAGATATGATGATGCCACAACAAGATATGATGATGCCACAACAAGATATGATGATGCCACAACAAGAAATGATGATGCCACAACAAGAAATGATGATGCCACAACAAGATATGGTAATGCCTCAACAAAATATGATGATGCCACAACAAGATATGATAAATAATATGATGTCTCAACAAAATATGATGTTGCCAAATCAGCAAAATATGTATGGGGGAAGAAAAATGAAGATGCCAGTTTTAAACAATGATTTTTTTTTTTATCAAAAGTAAATAATAGTGATAAAAATATTACAAAAAAAACAAAAAGAAAGATGCCTTTATATCAAGAAAATAATATGAGTGGTGGAGGTGTTCGTGTTATGCCATCATATGAAAAAGTTGTGGAAGATGAAAGGGATAAAGCATATAAAGAGGAAAAAAAAGAACAGACTAAAGTTCCTTATAAACCTGAAGATAAAAAATTATTACCATCACAAAAAAGAAATATTAATCCACCAGAAAAACATTCACAAGAAAAAGATCCGATAAAACAAAAAATGATGAATTTACCTGGGAATGAAATATTATTTTCCACACCATATGTTCCTTCACAATTTCAAAATTATATGAACCAACAATTTGATAAATACGCTCATCCATTTATATATAAAGATTATAATATCAATTTGAATGGATTAAATACAAATCATATAATGGCTCAAAGAGTATTTGAAGATATATTACCAGCAGATGATATATATTCATCATTTAAATCATTAAGAGAGAGAAATGTATTATGTGATTATATTAGAAGCACATTTATAACAAATGATGATGGAGAACATAAAGATTTTTCAGGTGGAAAAGAAAGTTTAAATTCAAGATTAAATTTAATTGAATTAACACCATTTATGCCTCATAATTTAACAAATAATAAATATAAGAATAGACCAAAAAATATGTTAATGTATAGTTCTTGTTATCCAATTAAATATAATGAAAAAACAAAAAGATGTGATTGTGCTGATAAACATACAATAATGAATGTAAGAGTATATAATTTAACAAATGAAGAATATACATATTTTAATCCAAATAATTTATCATCTGTTGGTCCATCAACACCATCATTACCAATTGATAAAAGTTCAAATATAATAAGAGAATTAAAATATTTTCAATTTGTGAGACAAAAAATTAATAAAGATAAGTATTGTCCTAATTTTATGTGTTCTTATTGTTATTTTATATCAAAGGATTGTAATGTAAATTTTAATAACGAACAAATAACAAATAGTAAATATGATAGTAATGGGTGTCTTATTCAACAAAAGAAAAAGACACAAATGTGTTTAATTATATTAACAGAAGGTGCTGATTTTAATATTTATAATTGGGCGTCTAATAGAGCTCAAATGGATAGAAATTTAGTTAAACAGGTTGGGTGTGGATATAAAACTGCTGAAATGTGGGATAATGTATTATTTCAAATAATTATAGTATTTTATACAATGTGGCAAAAGAAATTTACATATAAGGATATGAAATTAAATAATAATTTTTATATTAAATCTTTTGCTACATCAACAGCAAATCCAAAATATTATAAATATGTTGTTGAACAAGTTGAATATTATATTAAAAATACTGGATATTTATTATTATGTAATACAGATAATCATGACATAACAGAGGGTAAAAATGTTTGTAAAATATTAAGTAAGGATGAATTTGGTGATGATATTAATAATATTGAAAAGGTAATTATGGAAAATGCTAAAAGATGTTTAGCTATTGATAGTTTTAAAGCTCAAGATTTGGTTTCTCCATCACAAGAAATTTTAGATAAAATAGTAAAAATAAATAATTTATTAAATAATACTTCAGCATCAAATTTAGGTTCAAATATATTTGAAACAATATTATTAACAAATTTTAATAATTATATAAATGATAGAATTGGAACTAATTTAAAAGGTAATGGAGATAGAGAACATGGAGATGAAACAAAATATATTATTCAGGATAATTTTACACCAAAGAAGGGTGATTTATGTGTTAGACAGGATGGAGATATGTGGAAAATATGTATGTTTATTAAATCAGAATCGCCAGGTTCAGGTTTATTTATAATAGAAAAAGGTAGTGATGCTGTTTCTATTCCAATAAGTTCAATGTATTCAATAGGTTCGAGTGTTAATATCCAACAATTAAAAATATCAGTGGATAATTTAGAAGAAATATATTATATAAATTAATATATATAGAAATGAATTATAGCAAGTTAAATAATTATACAAGTAATGATTTTGTTAAAATTGCAGATAATAATATGACTGGATTTAAGAATGAACCAAATACAAATAATTGGGCTACAGAAGGTTCAATAAGTAAATCATTATTAGGGAATATATCACAACCAACACCATTATCAGAATTATTTTTATCAAAAAATAATATAGATAAAATTCAAAATAAAATAAAAACAGAAGTATTAATAAGAACAAAAGGTAAATATGTTCTTAGAGTAAATCAAAATGAAACAGATTTAATAAATGTAATGCTTTCAGTATATGTGGTAGATGGATTAAATGAACCATATAATTTAGTTAAACAAGTTAAAATGTTAAATCATTTAACTATTCAAAGAATTGTTCCAGATATGATTTCAATGATTAAAATGAGACAAGGATATTTTAAAGATATAAGTTCTCCAATTAATCCAATTCCTTTACCTGTAAATGTTAATAATGCAGGAAGAAAAGGAACATTACCAAGTGTTACAACAACTTTTAATTTACCATCTTTTTAATATTATTTTTTAATTATTTATAATTAAATTAAATTATAAATTTAAAACAAAAAACTATTTAATATCTTAACATCTGTAAGGAGTGTTATTTTCAGAAGTTTCACTTTCATAAACAAAAAGAGTTCCATACTTAGTAGCTTGAGATTTAAAATCTGAAGTATTAATAGCAGTAATAGGGGAAATCTTATCATAGTTATCAACAGCGGCAGTGTCACATTTACCATCAATCGGAGAGTAGTAATAACCACAAGTTTCACCCTTAGGAAGAACCATAGCACTTGTTCCAACAATAACTTCTTTTCCATTTTCACCAAATAATTCATTATAAAGAGTTTCAATTACAACAACAGATCTAAGGTTTAATGTTTGTCCTCTATCAAGAATAACAGAAGGGCAATAGCTAATTTCATGATTATTAACTCTTTCTAAAGTAGTAGTAGTAATTGGTAATTCTTTAGGAACCATGGAACCATAAGCATATGAAGATGAACTAGTAAGACCATGATGTCTTCTGGGAACATAGAAGACAAGAACACCATTACAATGAATAACAGTTTGTCTCTTAACAACCATATGCTTTCCTTTCATGTAAATATTATTTCTTCCTTTAACAGCAGTTCCAAAGTCAATCATTTTACCAGATGATCCAGGTGTAGGTGTGGCATCATGACCTTCAGGAGTCATTCTGCAAGTCATAATAGGAATAGTAGTTTCAACACCAACACTTAATTCAGCCATATGAGAAGTAGAAAAACCAAGGTTCAAAACAGGTTGAGCGGGTTCAGTCATAATATGAATAGGTCTGTATGAGAAAACACCAAACAATTTTCTAACCATGTGACCAACATCCTTAACAAATGAAAAGTCAGGAGAATCAAAGATGACATTCTTACAAGAGTCTAACTTATGCATTAAATTAGAAGTTTCATTGCAGTAATATCTACCTTGTCTTAAGGAAAGAACACAATTCCAAAGAGCTGTTTGGACATCACATCTCTTGGAAATATCCTTGTATGGAGCAATTTCAGTAGTGCATTGAGTTTCAGAAGGGTCTTTGCATAAATCTTCAAACAAATCAACTTCGGGTTGAGTTTGGAAAGTTCTACCTTCCTTTCTAGTAACAATCATTTTAGCAATAGAAGTTAAAAGCATTCTTCTTTCTAAACTATCAAATTTAGGAATGAAGAGAGCAAATAACAAGGGGTCAATGTATGAATAAACATCATTAACTTGGTATCTATCAACAGTTCCATTCAAAGCACACAATTCAGTATCATCATAAACTAATGATTGTAATTGAACTCTTTGAGCGAGTTGAGCATTTTCATGATGACACTTAACAATTCTATTAACATGTTCCATTTCATTACCATTAAATTTCATTTCACCAGTCATATAAGCAGCATGTTGGGGTCTGTATCCAAGAGCCTTACTCAAAGGAGTGAAAGGCATAAGAGAACGGATGTCTTTATCGTGTAAAGTCATTTTCTTTTCATCTCTAATGTATTTTAAAATAACTTTTCTTTCTTCATCACCAAAATCATACTTCTTTTGATAAGCAGAAACTTTAGCATCATATTCTCTTGGTTCAAGGTTGGGGTATTTGTCAAAAAGTTTTTCCTTAATTTTAAGAGCTCTCTTAATAATTCTCTTATATTCATCCATATATTTTTCGTAAATAGCATCAACAATGTCACTGTCATTGTATTTATTTCTCAAACTTTCAAACTCTTTATAAAGAGACATTTTGTCGTCTTTTTCCATTTTAAGCAATTTCATTACTTCCGAATTAATTTTATCTTTTTGTTCAGACATTATATATATTATTTATATATTTTTTTTATAAAAAATAATTTATTCAAAAATATCATTTAAATATATTAATTCTTCTATAGATTTATTATTATAGTAATAATTATTTTGTATATCATTTTTATTTTTTTTTTTATTTAATTTTTTTTTAATTGTTGTTTTATTTAAATCATTTGGATAATCAATTTTTTCGTTTTTATTATTATAATTGGTTGATATATAATATGATGGAACCACACAACTAACTAATGAATGTAATATATTTAAATCATAATTATGTTCTGATTGAATATAATTTTCAATTAAATCACCAAATTGAAAATTACTTATAATATTATTATAATTATCATTATCACAGAATTTATAATAATTTTCATATAAAGTTAAAGGTAATATCATTTTATGTATTTTAAATAGTTTTATACAATGATTAATATTAAATTTATTTTTAATAATATGTGATACAATTCCAAATAAATCATTATTAAAATCTTTATTTTTTAAAATTGAAAAAATATAATTGATTTTATCTTCGTCAATATTTTCATTATTATATATTTTTTTAAGTATTTCAAGATTAAATAATATTTTTCTTATATCAAATTTAGAATTTTTAATTATTTTATCGTATATTTTATTATTATCAATATTAATATCTTCTTCAAAGCAAATATTTTTAATATGTAATTTAAGTTTATCTATTTGTAATTCATTTATTTTTATTAAATTTACATTTTTTTTTAAATTTGATAAATTTGTATTATGATTATCATTTGATATAATAATAATTGGAACTAATCTTCTAAAATTATTTTGTTTAATTAAATCAAATATATCTTTTTTATCATTATTTGATATAATTTTTTCATAACTATCAATAACAACTATTTTTTTATTATTATCTTCTTCAAAAAAATTATCTGGTTTTATAATTTTATTTAAAAATTTAATATCAATATTTTCATTAATATTTTCAGTTATATTAATAATATTTATATTTAAATGCTTACAAATTAAATTTGTTATTAAAGTTTTACCAAAACCGTGATTACCTGTTATTAAAAGTGTAGATTTTCTTTTACTTAATTCTAATTCATAATTTGTTGCATCTACAATTTTCTTTTTTCTTCCTTTTGTTGTTTCTTTTAATAGTTTATGTTTAATTAAAAAATCAGTTGTATCATAAAATGATGTAATCCATTCAATCATATCATTTATAACCGTTTTATTACCAATAATATCATCTATTGATTTTGGCTTATATTTATCTTCAATTTTCATTAAATAATTATTAATTAATTATTTTTAAATAAAAAAAATTCAATTTTTAATTAATTATTTACAATTTTTAATTTTTCTCTTATTGTTTGTATTTCTCTATCTAATTCATTTTTAATAGTAAAATAATAATCAGGATAATTATCTGTATGCACTTTTATAATTTTCCATATAGAATTATTATCATTTTTATAATAAACACTCATTCCAACCTCTAATTTTCTATAAGTGCATATTTTTGTATCTTTTCCTAATTCTGTTTTTTCATTTAATATTCTTTTTTTTGTTTCAATAAAATTATTTGGAATTTCTGGAAAAAATACATCACATTGATAAATATCATTTATTACTGTTATAACCATTGAATTTATCAAATTCAATTCAATAAATTTTTTATATATTATACCACCACCAATCACCCACACTTCATCATAATCTTTATTTTTTAAATAATTCATTAATTCATTAATATTACTAAATGATTTTATTAAATTATTATCTTGTTTTTTATTAATAATTAATGATGTTGATAATACTAAATTATCACGATTTTTTAAAAATTTTACACTATTAAATGTATTTTTACCCATAATAACACAATTATTACCATTTCCAACAGTTATTTCCTTAAATCTTTTTAAATCACCTTTTAATTTCCAAGGTAATTTATTATCATATCCAATTCCATTTTTATTATCTAAAGCTACAATTGCTCCAATAAACATTAAATTATATAATATTGTTATTACCATTTATTTAAATTAATAACTTTATGATTTTCAATTACTTCATCAATATCTATAATACTCTCATCATTTAATTTATATTTATTATTAAGTAAATAAGAACTATCTTGAATATTATTATTTATAACAAAATTTAGATTTGGATACATATATAATTGAATATTATAAGGTATTAAATTTTTTTCTGTTAAATGAATACCCTTGCAACAATATTTATTAATAACTATATTTTTACATTTACCTGTAATTAAATCATCCTTACATATTAATAAACTATCACAACAAGACCCATTTTTACAATTATAACCACCATTACAAATATTTGCATAACATTTATTACATTTAACTGTAAAAACTAATAATTCTTTATAAAATTCATCATCTAAACATATATTAAAATAAGCTAAATTATTATCATTTAAAATCATATTCATAATTTTTTGTTTATTTTCATTTATAATTTGTTCTTTTAAATTATGTGCAAATAAACATTTATCACTATAAGAGCATTTTTTTTTATTTAAAATATTATAACATAATATTTTTTTATAATTTTCAGTCATAATATATTTTATAATTATTATTATAAGTAATTAACATTATGGAAAACATTAATTTTACATTTTTTAAAAATATTCAAGAAGGAGGTTATTTTAACACAGAAACCAACAAAATTAAAACAAAAAAATATAAAATTATAAATAATAAAAAAAAATAATTATATTAAGTATAGATTTATTTTTGATTAAATAAAAATTATATACATAATAATATAATATGACTAATTATCAAGAAACTTTTTTTTGTATTATTTTAATTATAATCATTATTTGGCTTTTAAGAAAAAGAATTTGTAATTACGTATCACCAAAAGAAGGATTTCAAAACACCGGAAATTTTGTAATGACCAATAAAAATGGTATTGCTAATGCCATGGAATTTGGTGAATCATCTCCAGGACAACTTTTAACAACACCATTACCAAACACTTCACCATCTTCCAATAATACTGGTTATTCTATGAATTCAAATACTGATACTTACACTAAAGATGGTTATAAATGGACTAAAGAAGACACTAATGATTTTGATATTAATACAGAACAAAATAAACTTTCTAACGAGCAATTAAGAAATCAATTTCAAAATATGTATATGCTTGACCCCAGTGGCGATTTGGCTAAATATGATATTTCTAATATGCCTGTGTCTAAATATTGTTGTCCTGCGGTTTATAGAAACCCAAGTGGTGGTGAAGATGATATGGATCCAGAAAAGGCTTGTGAATATGCCAATAAATTTGTTGCAAATAGTTATAGTGGTATGAATTTTAAGGATGGATTAGGTTGTGTCTGTATGACACCTCAAGATGCTTCATTTTATTCCGCAAGAGGTGGTAATACTACAATTGCTTAAATAAAAATTAATAATATTAATATTTTCTAAAATTTGAAAAATAATTTTTTAAAATAATTATATTTTTTTTTGATGAAGAATTATTTTTTTATAATTTATTATTAAATTATTTAATAATATTTATTAATGATATTATATAAACATCATTTCTTGTTAATTTATATAATAACACAATTAAAATAAATATAAAAATTTTGTTATATTAATATTATTATTTATAATATTTTTATAATTAAAATTTAAAATATTATATCATCTTGAATAATATAATTTAAAATACATTTTTATGGTATGTAATATAATATGAATAAAAAATACATAAATGAAATTTTGTTAATAAATAATAATGAAAAAATTGAGGGTGAGACAATATATTTTAAATTAAAATTTTTAAAATATAATTTTTCATATTTAATAAAAAGAATAGAAACATTTTTTGATAATAATAAAAATAAAAAATTAAAAATTAGTAATGACCCGTGTGATTATATAGAAAAAAAATTGGAAATGAATAATTGTATTAATATATATATTAATACAATTAAATTTATTAAAAATAGTTATAAAAATAATAATAATTTTGTGGAATTTGATAATTGGTCTCATAATCATTTTTATTTTTCATCAAAATATTATTTTTTATTTAGATTATATGAGTTAAATGATTTAAAAATGAATAATTATGAATTAAAAAATAAAAAATTCACAAATATTAAATATAATAAATCATTTTTACTAAACAAGTATAAAAAAAAAATAAATAAATTATTAACATTTGGAAATTACAATGTTATAAATTATATACAACTATTAAAATCATTTAATTTATTAGACAAAACAAAAATTAATAATAATATATTAAATGAATTATTAAATAATATTGACCATAATAATAATTTATTTAATAACAATAATATACGAAATGTATATTTTATATTAAAATTTTTAGTAAAACAAAAAATGATATGTTTTAATAAAGTTAAAAATAAATTATCTAATAAAATATATACAAAATATTCATTAATAAATAATTATTATCTAAAAAAATTATTTAAATATTTTAATATTGATTTTGTAAATATGTTTAAGTTAAAAATTTAATATTTTAATAAATATTATTTTTATGTATTCTGAATTAGAATATAATAATTTGCACAAATATTTTAATGAAATTTGTTTATTAAATTTTAATGAAAAAATAAATAATAATATAATATCGAATAATAATAATTTTATTGATTTATATATTGAATATATTAAATTACTTAATTATCCATTGTTTAGACTGTTAAAAATAAATAAAGTTGTTGATATTATTATTAAAAATGAAGATATAAATTTTATAAATATTTTAAATAATTATTTGTCAAACATTAATATTTTTAATATTATAAAATCTAATTTATTACAATCCAATAGTGATTTAAACTATTATAAATTATTAAAAAAAATATTAGTTAATAATAAAAATATAAAATTTAATTTAAACTATTATATACAGTTTTTAAATAATATTTTTGAACTAACATATTATGAAAAATTTTGTAAAAATATATATTTTATATTACTTTTCTTTTTTAATTTTAAAAAATTAAATAATTTTATAAAAAAAAAACTAAATTTAAATATAATAAATAAAAGGCATAATAATTACTATTCATTAAAAATTTATAAAATGGCGGAAAAATATTTAAAATAATTTAACTATTTATTAATATTAAATAGTAATGAATTTTTTATATTTAAATGAAACAAAAAATGATTTGATTAATTATTTTATCTCAATTATATCTCCAGAATTATGTAATAGTGTTTTAGAAGTTCATACACATTCAATTAATATGTTTAATAATTTAAAAATGAATTTCATTTCAAATAAAAAAGATGCAAAAATCATTAAAATGTTTAAATTACAAAATATTAATATTAATAACTTATTTGATGATGAAAAAGATAGATTATTTAATAAATTAAAATTAGATATTTTCAGAATGTATATTGAAAAAATATATAGATGGAATAATAAACAAATTTCTGAGGAATATAACAGAATAAAACTTGAAACCAAAACAAGTGATTATTTTGATAATTTAATTAGAGCTTGTTTTAAAAGTTATTTATTGTTTATTTCTTATGATCCAAACACAGATGAAAGCTTTTTAGATGATAAATATTTTAATAATGACTTTTATAAAAAAATGGATATTATGGTTTTTATTCACACTTGTTTTTTAGAAACATTTTATTTTTGTGAGAATAATTATGATTATTTCTTAAAAAAATTAAAAAGAAATGAAATAAATGATATTATTAAAATTTGTATTATGAATTCCATTAAAAAAACAATACCTGACTATAATGATATTATCAAAGATTATCTAAAACTAAATGTTAAAATAGTTAAACAAGACGAAGTTAATAAAATTAAAATATTAGTTAAAGAAGTTATTGAAGAAAATAATATTAAACAAAAATCACAAAATACTATTGGTGGTAATAATTTATCTTTTATTAATTCTAATACGCATCAAAATATTAATATACTTAATAATCATGAAACAGACAATGAAAGTAATAATCAAGAAGAAACTGAAAAAGAGACAGAAGAAGTAATAGAAAAAATAAATAATGAAGAAGTAATAGAAAGTGTGAATAAAGTAGAAGTAAATAAAAATAATAATGAAGAAAAAGAAAATATATTGGTAGAAGATAGTAATAATAAAAATATAAATGAATATGCTGATGAAGATGTTATTTTTAATAATAGTATAGATGATATTAAAACGGTTTCAAATTTAGAATCAAATTATATAAAATCAACAAGAGCATCAGAAGATAAAAATATATCTGAGTATTTTGAAAAAATGGTAAAATAAAAAATATTTATAGTATAATTATATATAAATGAATAACTTGTTAGTATGGGCAAAAGAAAATTTATTAGTTTCAGCATTAATAATTTTTGTGGTTATATATGTGTCATTTCATTTTAATAAATTAATGAGTAATGATTGTTTTTACGGTGATTATAGGAAAACATTATTATGGACCACTATAGTTTTATTAATTATGTTATGTTATTTTTCAATGAGTGATAATGGATTAATGATGAATAATAAAAGATATAGAGTTGTAAATAATAATAGTTTAGATGATATTTTTATGAGGTAATAATTTTTGTAATTTTTTTTGATATATAAATTTATAAGATAATTATAAATTTAATGAGTGAAATTAAATATGTGATTGTTAATGGAAAAAAATTAGCTATATATAAATTTTCATTAGAAATGATGGCATCACATCCAGCTATAATTTTAATAGCAAAAAGAAGAAGTGGAAAATCATGGGTTTGTAGAGATATATTAAGACATTATAAAAGTAAAATTCCAGTAGGAATTGTTATATCAAAGTCAGAAAAATTACAAGAACCTTTTTATTCAGAATTTTTTCCTGATTCTTTTATATATTATAAATTTGAAAGTAGAATATTAGAAAAATTATTTTCAAGACAAGAAAAAATGATAGAAAAATATAATAATAACAAAAAGCATGGTGTAATAATTAATCCAAGTGCATTTTTATTAATGGATGATTGTTTATCTGATAAGGGTGAATGGTCTAAAGATCCATTAATGTATGAATTAATGTATAATGGAAGACATTATAAAATATTATTTATGTTGACGATGCAAACACCATTGGGTATTCAACCGGATTTAAGAAGTAATTTTGATTATTTCTTTTTATTGGCAACAGATATTGAAAATCATATGAAAAAATTATATGATAATTATGCTGGTATGTTTAAAAATGTAAAAGAATTTAGAACTGTTTTTAAACAATTAACCGTAAATCATCAATCAATGGTTATTGCTAATGTAGCTGCGGATAAACCATTCAAAGAAAAAGTTTTTTGGTTTAAAGCTTCAGATACAAAAGTTGGTATGATTGGGTGTGATCAATTAAAAATTTATCATTCTAGTAATTATGATAAAGAATGGAGAAAAAAATCTTCTATATGTACAATGAATTAAATATTATTATAACAAATATTATTACATTTGAGATATAAAATATTTATTCATATTTTCTTTTCGTCTTATAGCATCCGCATCAGTTGAATCAATCCAAGTAGATGGTTGTGAAAACATTGTTTTAAAAATTTCTGATATATATACTGGTGATTCCATTTCTTCCTCTAATGTTCTTGGTATATATCTATATACAACTTTTTGTTCTACATTTGATACAGCTTTCATTGTTATAAAATATACAACTAATAATACTATACCTATCATTAAAAATATTAATGAAAAACCTTTTAATAAATACATAATTATATAATTATTAACAATAAAAAAAAATTAATTATTTAATTTCTCATACAACTCTTTCATTCTATTAAATTTACTTTCCATTTCTTCCATACTAATATTTTGATTATTTTTTACTCTATGTTCTAATTGTTCTCTCGTTTTCTTAATTTCATCCAACTTTTTATTAATATCCATTTCAGTATTAAAATTATTACTATCTAATGTAATTTCATCTTCATTATTAGTTTTCTCAACAGTTCTTTTATCATCCACTTTAATCTCATTATTCTTCAAATGCTTATATTCATCAGTTACTACATTAGCCTCCTTCAAATACTTATCCTTTCTCTCCTTTTCTTCTAATGCTGTTTGCTCTAAAGAATCCAAATATAATTTCATAAAATCATTTAATTTTTGAGTTCTAATAATTGGTAATTGAGGGTCAGGATTAGAATTATTAACTAAATTAACATCAAAAGCACACCAATTACCTGTCTGCATAATAAAAATCATTGGATATTTTTTTCTTTGACTATAAGCATATGTTTGAGCATCTTTCACCTTATCAAAAAACCCATGGACTATATGCCCCGCAATTTTCTTATTTTTAAATTTATCTGGAATATTAGGAATCATTTCAGGAGTATAAAAACTTACACAAGCAAATCTTGCTTCATTAATACTCCACACAAATGTTTGCTCCTTCTGTGAAAAATAATTCTCATCAATATCTAAATTATTTTCAATTGGATTTTGATTTAAAATCTCAGAAAAATCTAATTCATCCTTATTATCCTTATATGTTTTACAAATTTCCTGCTTATATTGTCTATTATTAATTTCATTTTGCTCCTCCTCCTTATACACAATTTTACTATTTCTTTCAGTATCAGCAATATCAACATCAAATTCAATTAACTCACCTATTTTATCCCCAAAAACTTCATAATTTTTAACAATATTTCTAACCTTGTCTGAATGTTCTTCCTGATCTTTTTCATCTTCATAAACTCCGTGTAATTTAAAACCATAAATATCTTGATCTCTAACACTATCTCTTTTAGACATAGGAAAACAATTAGGAGCTAACATAGAACAAGTATAAAATCTTTGATATTTAACATTTTTAACAAATGGTTTATTAATATCAAGGTATTCGGCTTTTAATTCTTCATTCATTTTAATAATTATTATTAAATATTTTATCTTTAAGTATATTTATAAATTTTTAATAAAAATACAATTTGGATAATAAGAATCTAATATGTAGTATAATATTGACACAAAAGAACAGACTGATAATATTAATGAATTTTCATTAATTTTTTTATTATTATAGTAAGGTAAAATAATTATTAAAAATATATAAAGTGTTATGATAAATAAAATAAATTTTAATAAGTTGTTTATATTGATATATGTATCGTTAAATTTCATAATATAATTTTATAAAAAAAATTATATATATATATAAAAATTATAAACTTGGATAATAATCCCATTTAATTTCCTCACATATTTTTTTCCAAGTAATATCTTGTTCTCTTAAATTTTTTCTTTTTAATAATATTAATTGTTTTGTGTATTTTGAATATCTTTTGTATTTATCTAAATCTTTATTTTTCTTAGCATCATATTTTAATTTTTCACAAAATTTATATAAAATATACGAATACGATAAAAAGTTTTTCCTCTTTTTTGGCTTATGTTTATAAAAAGGTTCTTCAATTATTTTAAACATATCTTTTAACATTATTTCTTCATTTTTACTAAAAGATGGCGGATACACACCAGTTATTTTTGCTCTTATAAAAGATAAATTTTTATAATAAATATTATATTTTAATTTTTTTAATATTTTTTTAATTTTAACATCACTAATTGTTTTAATTTCTTCCTCAGTATATTTATATTTATTTATTTCATTTTGTATATTTTCAATAATCTCAATTGGTATATTTGTAGTTTCTCTTGCTTGAAAATGTGTCAACCAATCTGAAAAATGATTTTTTTTTTCATATGGTAATTTAGGTTTTTTTATTCTACTTTCATCATAATTACTATCATCAACTTCAGGTTTGAATTTATCTATTTCATTACAAATATTACATACATAAATTCCAGAATTTGAAATGCTTAAATCATTTGAACCACAATTAATACAAATATCTCCAATTTTTTTGCTTTTATTATTTAATATAAATTTATAATCATCAAATAAAGATGATTTGCTAACTTTTTTTTCATTAGATTTATCACTTGAATTTTCTGAACTATTATCTATAAAATTAAAAATATTTTTTGAATAAGAAATATTTTCAGTTTTTTT